CAACCAAGGCGCTGCATCAGCTACCGGCAACCAAGGCGCTGCATCAGCTACCGGCAAAGAAAGCATAGCTCTTGCTGCCGGAAAGGATTGCAAGGCAAAGGGAGCATTAGGATGCTGGATTGTGCTTACAGAACGTGGAAAATGGGATGGGAGCACTTATCCTATCATTTCAGTCAAAGCGTTCAAAGTAGACGGTAAGTCAATCAAAGAAGATACATTCTATACTTTAATAAATGGAGAAGCAGTGAAAATGAAATAGCAATTTATTCCAGCCGCATCAAAGGTAGTGCTATTACCGTACTAAAAGCCGTGAGAGAAGCGAAGTGCGCACCGCTTCCCTTTAACCTTGTACGGGCGGTTAAAAAAATTATTTATGGAAAATAAAGTGAAACAGTCTTCAAAGAATAAAGAGGAAAACCTCTTGAACGAAGATAGAAAAGCCTCTAATAAAAGGCTGAAACAATATTCCGCTCGTATTTCATTGGGATATACAGAAAAGAGCTTGGAAGAAGAAAGAACCAACATCTGCCTTAGTCAAGGCTTACCAAGGTATTGTTAAACTAAAAAACATTTATAATGAGTACAATAACGACAATCCCGCAGCTTAAATCAATGCTTGCGAATGACAATGTGAAAGCACGTTTCAAAGAAATTCTCGGAAAGAAAGCGCCGGGATTTATCAGTTCGATAGTAGCGGTTGCCAATAGCAATACATTGCTTCAAAAGGCAGAACCACAGTCTATCATGAATGCCGCTGTGGTAGCAGCTACTTTAGATTTACCTATCAATCCCAATCTCGGATTTGCTTACGTTGTCCCTTACGGCAATCAAGCGCAATTTCAAATGGGCTGGAGAGGTTTTGTTCAACTTGCTATGCGTAGCGGTCAATATAAGACAATAAACGTAAATGAGATATATGAGGGGGAGATAAAGAAGTCGAACCGATTTACCGGAGAATATGAATTTGGAGAACGAGCTTCTGATAAGATAGTAGGCTATATGGCTTATTTCAGTCTCATCAACGGTTTTGAGAAGTTTCTCTATATGAGCAAGGAAGATTGCGAAAAACACGGAAGGAAGTTTTCACAAACGTATAAACGCGGCACAGGCATATGGTCTACCGACTTTGACTCTATGGCAAAGAAGACAGTTTTAAAAATGCTACTTTCTAAGTTTGGTATCTTAAGTATTGAAATGCAACGTGCCCAAACATTCGACCAGGCTATTATAAAGGATAACCTGGCAGAAACCGACATAGACGAAGCCGAAGTGTCGTACAATGATAATCCCGACAATGAGGAAGCCAGACGCAATGCAATGAAAGAGGCTTTGCAGGAAGCGGAAGTTGTCGATGAAAATACAGGCGAATTATTTAATACTGAGACAAAATGATTGAACAAGGTAGTTTTGGATGGCTTCGCCAACGCCTGGGGAACTTTACGGGAAGTCGCATCGGGGACTTAATGACAAGCGGAAAGAAAGGGGAGCTGTTTGGGAAGACAGCCTTTTCATATATATATGAAGTCGCAGCAGAAAGAAACCTACTCCCTAAGTATATTGAAGATGATTATCTGTTTGAGATATACCAAAACCAGGTAAGCATCAACAACAAGTTTATAGAGTTCGGACACGAAAATGAAGATTTTGCCGCCGAACGTTACCAGCTTGTCACAAGATGCGAACTTGAAGAGTGCGAAAGTATACAGCACCCTACAATACCTTACTTCTCCGCTTCTCCCGACCGCATAGCGATTAAAGACGGCTTAAGAAAGGTGGTGGAAATAAAATGCCCAACTCCTAAAAAGTTCATGGAGTATATGAATGAGGTTAAGGATAACGATACGCTTAAATCAGTAAATCCTCTATACTTCTACCAAGTACAAGCGGAGATGTCCTGTACAGGATTGGGCAAAGCTGATTTTGCCGTTTTCTGCCCTTTCTTGAAACACAACATTCACATTGTAGAGATAACAAGGGACGATGCCGTAATCGCTGAATTTGAGAGACGGATAACCGAAGCAAACAAAATCATTAATCAAATATTGAATAGAAAATGAATTTAACCGGAAGCGTAAATTTGCTAAAGCTCGAAAAAGCGGGCATAGCAACAATCAAGAATAAGAAATGCGTTGTCATTCCGATAGAAGAAAACGACCTTTATGTAAGTATGGACGAGAACCTGAAAGCAAAAGCCGTCTATCTTAACGTTAATATTAATGAGCGTAGAGAGCCGAGCCAATACGGCAATACCCATTACTGCAAACAATACTTATCAAAGCAGTATAAGGATGCGAACAAGGCAGAAGCAGAAGCCAAGTCAAAGGTTTACCTGGGGGATTTCAAGCCTTATGAATTTGAGGGTTCCGGGAATGCCGCAGCTACGGTGGAAGCGCCAACCTTACAGACCGACGGGGAAGACGACCTCCCGTTCTGATGTGTAACCTATAAACATATAATATCATGCTATACGAATTTAAGCTAAAAGTAAACAAGGTTAACGAGAAAGGTGATGAAAAAGAAGTCACCGAACATTACATAACTGATGATGAACTTTTCGGTCATGTGGAATTGAAAGGCAATGAACTGTACAATGGCGATTGTGATGTTTTCGCAATCAGCCGAAGCAAGATACGTGAGATTGTCAACGAAAAGCAGGAAGATGAGTTCTTTTATAAGGTTACTCTTGTTGAGATTTTCGTAGACGACAACGGAAAAGAAAAGGAGAATAAATACTATGTTCTCCTTTCGGCAAAAGACATGGACGATGCCAACAAAAAGGCAGCGGAATACATGAAACAGGGGCTTCAAGATATGAAACTGGACGCTATTGCAAAGACAAAGATTTTAGACTTGATATAATTAACCGAAAGCCCTCTGCTCACGCAGAAGTCCCGTGAAAGGTTCGGGTTAAGTGATTTAATTTCAGCTAACAGTTAACTATCCCGGTGTGGCTTGACCGCCTATCCGGGAACTATTTGTTAACCTGCCTGTCCGGTCTGTGAAGATTGGGCGGGCAAAAATGGTGGTATGGCGGAACAACGAGAGACGCTAAAGTGAAGCTCTTATAGATAGGTTGGTAAGTCAATGTGTTACGGTTAGCCGTAAAAAAAAATTCAACCCACTGAGTTAATAACGGGTAATGCCGAATAGACCGCAATGTCAATGAATAAACTACTTGGTGAAAGTCCAAGAAAAACTCCTATCATGCAGGTGCAAGTCCTGCTACCACCTCATAAATGTGAGCCACACGTAAATGGCATGGGTTAGTAATAATGGTTGTGCCCTGGAGAATACGCTTCGGGGCTTTAATAAAAAACATCATGGAAACAAAAGAAATTACCAAGACTATTTACACTGCAAATGACGGGAAAGAGTTCTTAACGAAAGAAGATTGCGAAAAGCATGAAAGGTTTGTTGAAGAAATACTTTCACGTATTAAGTATTTCTGTATCAGATGTAATCCTGACTTAACAGAAACAGGAAATTTCTCTCATAAAATATATGTGGCTGTGTTTTCTAAACATTACCTATATAAAGATATTGCATTTCAATGGGCTTTAAAGAAGTTTGGTACTTACTTAGGGGAAAGCGTAATGGGATATGGCTTCCAACCCCATTTTAATGTAAGTGAAGTTTCTAAAGAAGAATACGAAAACTGCCCACCTACTGAATGGGGAGGCTCGAAATTAGAAAGTGAGAAAATATTCCTTAGTCCCAAATCGGTAGAAGGATTTCCTGAAAACATTGACTACATGGAAGAATGGGGATTCAAATAAAAACTTGAATGAAACTTACAATAACCAAATCCGAAGGTGCAATCATTCAGAAGCTTATCGCAGACCGAAAGTCAGACATTCATAATATTGGAGGTGACAGCAAGCAGGCAGAGCGTCTAAGTAAGCTGAACAAGAAGATTGCAAGGCAGATAAAGAAACAATACAAGACATGAGTCCTTACGTAATAACTTCTGCGGTTCTTATTACTTATGACGGAAAGAAGATACCATTGGAAAACATAGAGAGTGAAATAATGACCCGACCTATCCAGTTGACTAAGGAGAGGATACTCGATGCTTTCTCCATGATGAAAGATAAGCCGGTGGATGTGGAACTTAAAATCAAATATATATGAAGAAAAAAAGAGAGTATATTACAATCACAACCGAGACGGACATATATTTAGACGATTATTTCGATGATTTTATGACCGTTGCCTCTGATGAAGATTTGATTGAAGAAATAGAAAAACGAGGGCATGTGGTATATAAAAAAGGAATCCCCATTACTCCTTTTGGAGAGCAACCTATTGAATTTAACAATCCAGCCGATTTGAAAAGGCATTTATGCGACATAGTTAATGTAGGCTATTGTATATCCAATGAAGAACTTACCAATGAAATAAAATTAAAACTACCATAATTTGCATGAGACATTTAGAAGACAAACTCCAAAAAGCTTGCGTGAAGTGGTTTGATTACGCATATCCTAAATATAGACTAACTCTCCATCACTCTCCAAATGGCGGAAAACGCAATTCCATTGAAGCTGCAAAGTTCAAGCAGATGGGCGTTCGTGCAGGATTCCCCGATTTGATACTTCTTATACCGAATAAGTTTTATCCTTTCTGTGGGGTAGAATTAAAGACTAAAACAGGCAGGCAGTCGGAGAATCAGAAAGCCTATCAGAAGGAGTTTGAAAGTATCGGCGCCAAATATGTCGTTGTTCGGTCACTTGACGAGTTTATCAATGTGGTGGAAGACTATTTGAAAGATGTATGATAACAATAAAAGATAGCTTTAAAGTTCCCTCAATAAAAGAAGTTGTCAAAGAGATAGAGCATGTACCGAAATGTCCCCGAAGCGGGGAGATGAACATTTTGCATTTATACATGGATAGAAAGCGTTTATTTATTTCCGACAATTACAGCAGTAAAGAAAATGGTAGAAAAAGCAAAAAAGAAATCTTTCATTTTTAATGTTGAATGGCAAGAGATACTATTAGGTTACCCATCGGAGGTCAGACTTGAAGTGTACGATGCAATCATTGAGTATGTTGCATCGGGGACAATTTTGGAGCTGAAACCAATGGCTAAAATGGCATTCTCCTTCATTAAAAAAGAAATAGATTACAATACCTGCAAGTACAATGATATTGTGGCAAAACGAAGCGAAGCGGGGAAAAAAGCAATGAATAAACGCTACAATAAAGATGTAACAAATCTAACAAATGATAGCAAATCTAACAAATGCTATCAAGACACAACAAATCTAACTGTTAATGATAATGATAATGTTAATGAATCTCCTAACGGAGATAAAGTAGATGCTTTTCTCCCGGAAATATCAGACAAGCCTCTGAAAGAATGTTATGAGGAATTATCCGCCAATAGTTCATGGATAGAAACCGTTGTAATAAATAAGAGGTCTGCCGGACATCAGGACTTTACCCTGGAACATTTCCAGGAATATCTCAAAAAATTCTTTGAAAAACTTCAAAATGAGGGAGAAATCCGTAAAAGCCCTAAAGACGGAATGGCTCATTTTGTTAGGTGGCTGGATATTGAACTCGGGAAGTCCAAAACGGACATGTATAAGGCGGCGAACGAACAGTTATTGTTGTCTGTCAAAGAGGACAAGAGAGGGTACTACCAATTCTTGTCGTACATCAAGAGGCAAGCTCCGTATTGTTTTTCAAATATGCGGCTGCCTACCGAGGAAGAGTTCTTGCTACTACGGGGTAAATACGGGAATGAGATGTTTAAAAGCGCATTGCGCACCATTGAAGGCAGGTCAGACATACGTTCTAAATGGGATGTCTTGTATTATGCTGTCTTAAAACAAATTGAATATCAAAATGGAAGTTAATGTACAATTACGTGACGAGGAGGCAGAGAAAATCGTTCTCGGTACTATCATAGCAGAGCGTGATGCCATAGAAATGGTAAGGGACATCTTAACCGAAGAATGCTTCTATAATCCACTCCATGCGGAGATATACAAGGCGGTGCTTCAAGTTGTATCATCAGGGAATAGAGCTGACCTTGTTTTCGTAAAGGGTAAATTGGAAGAAAACGGGGTAAAGTTCGACATTGTTGAATACATGAATATTGTATCGTGTCATACATTCGACCTTTACCAATACGCTTCAAGACTTCAAGATTTACACATACGAAGGAAGTTTTATTCAATCGGACAATATCTTGTTTCCAACTCATACACTGAGGCAGAAGATATTGAAGATGTGGCAAAAAGGGTCAATGAAGATATGGCTTCATTGTTCAAATCGAGCAGTACCACCGTTTCTTCGATAAATGAAGGAATTGAAAATGTGTACAAAATGATTAACGAGAACCTATCCGGCAGCAAGCCACTGACTGGAACACCAACAGGATTTGAAAAGATAGACGCCAAATCCGGAGGATTGCAGAAATCTGATTTGATAATCGTTGCAGGTGAAACATCGCAGGGAAAAACCTCATTGGCAGTGTCTATGATGCGAAATGCGACCTGTTCGGATGCAAAGATAGCCATGTATTCAATGGAGATGAAAAAAGAGCAAATTGCAGCTCGTATTCTCTCTATGGAAAGTGGAGTACCAGCCAATCAAATCATGTATTCGAGACTTACCGATTCACAGATACAGGCCATTGACAAAGGGGTTGGAAATATTGCAGGGAAAAGCATATACTTTGACGACCGGAGCACATCAAACATAGACACGATTATATCCTCTATCCGTTACATGAAGATAAAGCATGATATTGACGGTGCCGTGATTGACTACCTGCAAATATTGAATGTCAACATGAAAGGTGCTAATAAGGAGCAGCAGATGGGTGATGTAGCGAGAAGATTGAAGAACTTGGCAAAAGATTTGGATATATGGATTATTGCCCTTTCCCAATTAAACAGGGACAACCTGAATCCGGTTCCTACTCTTGCACGGCTTAGAGATAGCGGGCAGATAGCAGAAGCTGCTGATGTGGTAATCCTCATATATCGTCCAGAAGTAAAAGATAAGTCTTATCCAGATGAATTTAAGAACGTAAGCACAAAAGGTACTGCCATGATTGATATTGCCAAAGGACGTAATATCGGATTATTGAAATTCATATGCGGATTTGACGCATCAACAACCAGATTTTACGATTTGGATTGTGTGCCAATTGGCAATATGAGTGATTCTATCCAAGAAGAACAGCCTTTCTAACAGAGCATAATGGCAAAGAAAAAAGAACCCCTCTCCCCCGTCCATTGCCGCCAATGCTCATACGCCACAGACTTTATCGAGAACTCATGCTTTTGTAAAATTAGAAGCCATAGAGTGTGCGCTTGTGGCAGATACGGCAGGATATGCGAGAAATTCAAGAAAAAATGATTATGGACATAGAGATTGAAAAGAAAATCGAACAATTGGAATGGCAGCGTGACAATGCAATGCGCATACGCTGCCCGTTGGTGGCAAGGAAGTATCAGCGCATGATTGATGAACTTGCAAAAGAGAGCAGAAACAAGAATATGAACAAGGCAGAACAGGCAAGACAATGACTACCGACACGGCAAATCAGATAATCAGCAAGTATGAGAGCCTTGTAGTTTTGTGCACCTACAACATACTGCTCACGAACGACATCTGTTGCGGACAGGTTATCGAGTGCCTGCATGCGATGAAGAGAACGCCTTATTACAAACAGGCATTCAAGCGGTATTTGAATGATGCCGACAAGGCAAGAAAGGAATACGAGCGTACTGTAAACAGCGTTATCGGTTCAGACCGGAGCGAGTTTTTCGCCGACTGCAACGACAAGTATACGGAAGAAGTGAACAAGCACGTGGATATGTTGTATTGGCAGTTCAAGCAGGTTCTCGACGATAACGGCGTACCCCATTCCGCAGAGATTGCAAGGTTCGAGCTTGCAAGGACATTGTGTGATTACGCCTGCATCCAGTTTGACGAAAGGATTAAAGAGCTTCAGAAGAAAGATGCACGGTTCAACGGGTTTACGTTGGAATATTTGAAGCTTTCCAATGTGGCAAGGATGATGAACCTTGCTTCCGACAGTTTGAAAATCGGGAAAACGGTCAATATGAACACAGAGCGGTGCACAGCAGCGTTTGATGTGCTGGTAAGAAAGCTGTCGGATGCGGATAATATTGCCAACGCGATAAAAGTTTAGTGAGATGAAACCTATTTATAACCTTATAACCCTCCTCATGGACTGGCTTTCGGTAGAGGTCGGAAAGAATGAGGAGTGGTTCTGAGATACGAAAACGGAAAAATATCAAACTATGCCTATAAGTGAAGTATATAACTGTGATAGAATGGATTTTCTATCTAAGTTTCCAGATAAGTTTTTTGATTTGATAATAGATGACCCACCCTATGGAATTGGAGAAGATGGCGAAAAGAATGGTACTCGAAGCAAGATTGCCATATCAAAGTCATATATCTGTTATTCCGGAAACGATAAAGATGCACCACCCAAAGAGTATTTTCAAGAACTTATTAGAGTTTCTAAAAAGCAAATAATATGGGGAGCCAACCATTTTATAAGCCGTATTCCTTTTGATAGCAGTTGCTGGATAGTTTGGGATAAAGATAATGGAATGAATGATTTCGCCGATTGTGAATTGGCATGGACTTCATTTCCGACTGCCGTCAGAAAATTTAAATATAGATGGCACGGAATGCTACAGGAAAACATGAAGAACAAAGAAATACGCATTCACCCTAATCAGAAACCTGTTGCGTTGTATGGATGGTTGCTTAATAATTATGCGAATCCTGGGCATAAGATTGGAAGTCCTCATATGGGCAGTCAGAGCGATAGGATTGCTGCCTATAAACTTGGGTTTGATTTCTGGGGATGCGATAAGGATAAACACTACTTTGAAGCGGGTAACATTCGTTTTCGTCAAGAGTGTTTCGGAGAAACAAAAACGAGTAAAGGCACTTTGGTTCAAGCCAGCCTATTTTAATATGTAATAGAAATATGAATATCCATCAGACAGTCCCCCGCTCCGATTGCACCTCTTTCGCCAAATGTGGCAAGTATTCCCTTGCCTATTGCCGGAAGTACGGTGCATCCGAATGCGGCCCGTGCGAGATAGTGAAACGGAAACCGAGGAACCGGGTGATGGTGGACGGGGTAGAACGCAAGGTGTGCAGCCGCTGCAAAAGACCGCTTTTACTATCCTGCTTCTATGACAGGACAATCTACCGCAACGGAAAGGCGTATCACATCAAGACATCATGGTGCAAAATGTGTGTTTCGGAAGACAATCGGGAACGGAATAAAAGGAAGGATATATGAATATCGGAATATTAGCAGTTGACAGCAATTACCCTAATCTTGCATTGATGAAGATAAGCGCATATCACAAGAAGCAGGGCGACATCGTGGATTGGTACAATCCATTTAACCATTACGATAAACTCTATATGGCTAAAGTTTTCAGCTTTACCGAGGATTACAGACAATGGGTAACCAATGCCGACATTATAGAGAAAGGTGGGACCGGGTACGACATCAAAAAGATGCTGCCACCTGGAATAGACCGGATGCAGCCGGATTACAGTATCTATCCCCAGATAGACAGCAAGACTGCATACGGATTCCTTACTCGCGGATGCCCTAATCACTGTAAGTGGTGTGTGGTTCCCAAGAAAGAAGGTAATATTATGCCATACATGGATATTGAAGAGATAGCGGTTAACGGAAGAAAGAATATCATCCTTATGGATAATAATGTACTCGCATCTGACTATGGTTTACAGCAGATAGAAAAGATTGTCAAGCTGAAACTGCATGTAGATTTCAATCAAGGGCTGGATGCCCGATTGGTTACTGATGATATTGCAAAGCTGCTTGCTAAGATAAAATGGATAAAACGCATCCGGTTTGGGTGCGATACCCCAGAACAGATTGCAGAATGTGAACGTGCTATAGCGTTGATTGATAAGTACGGCTATAAAGGTGAATACTTCTTTTACTGCATCCTACTTCATGACTTTAAAGAATCATTCGAGCGCGTCAATCATTGGCGAAATAGGGGGAGTAGATTCTTGCCTCATGCACAACCATATAGAGACTTAAACAAACCACATCAAATCATTCCACAATGGCAAAAAGATTTGGCAGGATGGGTTGACAAGAAGTGGGTGTTTAGGAGCTGTGAATTTAAAGACTTTATGCCACGGAAAGGATTTAAATGTGCCAAGTATTTTAATTAATTGAATATCCCATGAAAACAGTTAAACTTTCTAATTTAAAAGTCGGCCACCTTTTTATCCATAAAGGAACGGTGTACGAGATTATTACAAAGAGTAAGTGGACTTCCATATGTAGGTATCTAAATGATAAATATCGCTTCGGTGGTTGGTGTCAATACTTGTATTGTGATTTTAGTAATTACACAAAAGTGGAAATTTAATATTAACATATTGATTATGAAACGAAGAATAGAAAAAAAGATGCAGAAACACCCGCACAGATACAAATTACATCAGTATTTGAAGTATGCCCGCCAATGGTGTTTCTCTCTGACATATAAGGGTAAACTATACACGTTGTTAGACGATGGTAGAATTGTAAAGGAGATTTAATATGAAACAGACAACTATCCCCGCTTTTAAATATTGGCTCCGGATACACGGCTTTCGCTTAGAATGGTTTGGTACCGGAATAAAAAAAACAATCCAATCAAGATTAAATCAAGAAAAAGAAATAAGATATGAAACAGACAATAAAAGAAGCAGCAAGGGAAGCAATTCATAAGCATTATAATTGTAATGGGACCTATCCATGTTCAGAACGTGAATATTGCGAACATTGTAACGGTCATAATACAGCATTCGATTGTTGCGAATGTGGTGCAGATGAATTTAAAGAAGGATTTATTGCCGGTGCGAACTGGCGAATCAACAGCGTGTGGCATGATGCAAGCGAAAGGCCAGACAAAGGGAAGATGCTCATTGTGGAGGATATTGACAGTGCTTATGATTTGGTCTATTTAACCAAGAGCAAGCCATGGGAAGAACTTTCGGAAAAGAATCATTATATGCGCTGGGCATACATCGAAGATTTACTACCTAATATGGAGGAATAAATCATGCCAACAATACTAAAGCAAACTTACCCAACAGCCAAGAAAGAACACAATTGTGAATTTTGTTGCTGCAAGATACAGATAGGGCAAAAGTATGTCCGCCAGACAAATGTATATGACGGAGTTGTGTACGACTTCATCACACATCAAGAATGTAATGAAGTGGCTCATGAATTGAGAATGTACGATGATTGTGATGATAGCGGATTGGATGGGGAGACCTTTCGTGAGAACCTGAATGAATACGTTTATGTCAATCACTACGATAATGAAGCGGATGATATTTGTTCTGATTGGGATTTGTCTCATTATGAAATAGTGGAGAAAGTATTGGAAGAATTAAAAAAGGAGGAATAACTATGGGATTTACAACACCGTGCTTTATACGCAAAAATACACCGGAGCTTCGGAAGAAGCTGGAAGAGTTGGGATATGAAATCCTTAATTCAGGTGATACAACTTTAGATGCACATAATTATGACGGCAAGGGAAGTCATAAAAGTATCGAAGAGGGAAAGGCTATCATAACGTCTTATGGTAATTTATATGGAGTGGTATATGATGTAGATACTGTCAACAAGAAAGGAAGAATTGATTGCGGAACCAACGAGGAGCTTTTCTTGGCTATCGCTTCATTGAGAGATGATACAGATGATAATCAACTATTTACTAATGGCAAGGGCGATTGGGGTATATACCGGGATGGCTCTGATGGCAGTTTACCTGGAATGGATTTCTATGGGATGCCTAATGATTTTAACTTATTATATTATCATAAGGCCACTGTAAACGAACTGATTGAACACTTTAAAGTATGAAGAAAATAATTATCCTTTTGGCAACAGTTGCACTATTCGGGTGCAATAACTCTGGAGAATACCCTATAGAACACCGTACAATTGAGGGAAGCGTGACTTATCTCAATGATAGTATAGTGATTATCCGTACCCATAAAAAGGGGCTTGACAACTACGAAACGAAGATTATTAATTTGAAAAGACAATAGCCATGACCGAAGAACTTGTAACATTAGAGACGGCGAAGCTGCTGAAAGAGAAAGGTTTCGTTTGGGAGTGTGAACACATAATAGGCTGCAATAAGGTTATTACAAAATATGACCTTCCGCAAAGTATGTCGTGTTGTACGGAAATAGATGACGAACCTGTTGAATTTTTGTGTCCAGTATTGTATATCGCCCAAAAGTGGCTGCGTGAAAACAAAAAACTTCATATCGAAATATCCTATATGTATGGAGACTATTGGATATATGATATACTGACAATTCCGGAACATGATTTAGTAGGATTGTCGGATAGACCTATTATCCATTATAAATCCTACGAGGAAGCACTGGAGGCCGGAATACAAGAAGCATTAAAACTTATATGAGAATGGACCCTGTTGTAAATGATGCTTATAGGCTTAGAAAACTTTTAGAAAAAGCAACGGGGCTAAAAGTATATAAGTCGGAACTAATAGCCAACTATTTTAATGGCTATCTAAGTATAGTACAAGAGTATAAGAATGAAACCAATCCGCACATTACAGTAGCCCAAGGTAGTTGGTCGATAGAAAATGGCGGAGAGTATAAAATTTCACTCTATACACCTACAATCGTTATTAAAGGCAAGAGGATGCTTAATACTCGTTTTGTAAAAGATGTAGCCTATAAGATAGTGGAAGCATTAAATGATGAATTTGGAGAAGATAATTGGAATACGTGCAATGAGGAGCAAAAGTGTTGGCTTCCCATGTCTCGAAACTCTTTCTATTTACAAATCCCAAATTTTGAGAAATATTAAAACTTATATGATTATGAGCAAAGGAATTTACACAAAAGAAAATGTAGGTAATGGTGTATTCATCTTTACCGTCAATAAGAATTTTGTAAAACCTAAATTTTGGGGACTGCATGAAGAAAACGAACAGGCACAATGTGCAGTTATTATCCATGATGGCAATGCTTTATTCTTCTATCCGGAAGATATGGATAATGATACCCATATTCTTCTTGATTGGGAGAAAGAACAAACAGGAAAGATATATCCAACCACAGAAGAAGGCATGAAGGATACCGATGGAATAGGCAATACCAAAGCATTGGCTGCATCCGGAAGCGAAATTGCTGAGAAAGTCATAGCATTGGACTTATGTGGATTAAGTTGGCGCATTCCTACACTACAAGAGAGTGTCTTAGGGTATGAACATAAGGTTATGCTGAATGCAGCCTTAGCTATCTGCGGAAAACAACCAGTGAAAGATGACTGGTATTGGTGTTCTACGAGAAAAGGAAACAAACGCAATTTTATTCTCAGTTGGGGCGACGGTTTTAGATACGACAACATTCAGGACAGTGACGATTGGGTTCGCCCCGTGTCCGCTGCCTCTCTTAATTCACTTTAACCTTATAAATGATTACAACTATGGCAAAAGTATTTATAACAAAGTATGCCTTAACAGAAGGTATTAAAGAGATAGAAACAGATATTATTAGAAGTAGATTTGAAGATAGAGAATATGTAAGGGATGGTTTATGTTCTTACTTCCGTATAGGGGAAAACGCATTCACCGATAAATCCGAAGCGTTGAAAAAGGCGGAAGAAATGAAGATTAGGAAAATCGCTTCTCTTCGTAAGCAGATTGAGAAACTTGAAAAATTATCTTTTAAATGTGAAGAGGGTTAATAATGGATAACATAAGATTAAATATAGGCACTCTAAATAAATGCTGTTCCAAATGCAAGTATTCAAAGGAAGCGTTTGACAACCAATTTGTAAGGTGCACATTTTATCGTTTTTACCCTTTTAGACAATTTATATGTAAAAGCTATGAATAGAAAAGAATACCAGGAACACTGCAAGCATTACAGCCCCTACAGTGGACAATGCTACAAAAAGTCATTCATATCGAGTATGGCAAGTAATATGTATGTGAACATGCGGTGTGACGGGAAATGCCCCCGTATGAGTAATTACGACAAGAGAAATAAATTAAATAGCCTTGGACGGGCTTTGTAAAATCCATATTGATATGAAAAAGTATATTGGAACAAAACAGATTGAAGCCGAGTCTATGACAAGAGGTGATGCGTGGGGAAAACATCTCCTCAGAGAAAAGCCGTCAACCGAAAATTTTGACGATGAGGGTTATCATGTTCGTTATGAAGATGGATATGAAAGTTGGTCGCCTAAAGATGTATTTGAAAAGGCATACAAGGTAGCTGATACTCCTCTTGACCGTATGTATATCGAATATAATGAGTTGATGGACAAACATAATAAGTTAGCCCTGTTTCTTGGCCGAAAAGATGCTGTTGAAATAGCTGGTGAAAATCAGGTCACTTTAATGGAGGTTCAAAAAGTACAGATGCACTACTACCTTCTTACTTTGAAAGAGCGCATTGGGTTAATGAAGAAATAAATATTGCCATACGGCGGTTGGACGTCTGCCGTATGGCTCAAAACAGAATAAATATGGATTTAAATGAACTGCGCGACCGCGCCTATAAAACCGCTTGCGACCACGGTTTCCACGATGAAGAATTGAGTAACGAACATTGCCTTTGCCTTGTAATATCCGAGCTTATGGAAGCCGTGGAAGCAGATAGAAAGGGAAGATTAGGAAAGAAATGTAAATCACGTTTTGAAATGGACTATAATCGCTATCCTGCATTAGTGGAAGAAGAAAAGCGATTTAAGTGTTCCTTTGAAAAGAATGTAAAAGATACACTTCCCGATGAACTTGCCGATGCTGTAATCCGCCTGCTTGACCTTGCCGGATTGAGAGGTATAGATTTGTCTGATACGAATGAAATTGCCGATGAATTTGTGAGCCTCAAATCCGGATTCATATTTACAGAGGTTTGTTTTGGTTTTACACTCCTACTAACTAACGATGTAGAAGGTTTGGGAAAAAGGATATGTTTCGCTCTTGCCGGGTTGATTAAGTATTGCCAATTTTCTAATATAGACCTTATATGGCATATCAATCAGAAGATGAGATACAATGAATTGAGAGAAAACAAACATGGAAAAAAGTATTGATTATGAAACGTGAAATAAAATTCAGAGGAAAAAGCACTGATACGGGGAAATGGATATATGGATTTCTCTCTTTTTTCTATACTGCCGGAAGGGACGAAAACGGACTTATCCTCACAGACAAGGCAAAGATATATTCTCCGGAAGACTGCCGGTGCGATGACGTATGGGCTGAAACTGTTGGGCAGTTCACGGGAGTTAAATACAATGATAGAGAAATATATGAGCATGATTTGGTTGAATGCACTGGTGTACTATGTGAAGTAGTGTATAGTGATAAAATCGGTTCTTTTGTGCTATTAGAAGTTCTGTCTCAAAATCTTGGAAATAAGCCAATAGGACAAATGATAGATATGTTCGGGATTAGATATGCAGGCAATATTTACGACAGTCCGGAATTATTGAAAAAGCAACTATGAGTAATTTAGAACACGTCGCCACAATTGATTACTGCTACTGGAGATTAAACAAGCTCAAAGAACAGCTTTCCAAGCCTAAATCGACTATGGAGCAGTTGGTTGATAAAGCCTGCGGTTATAATGAAGTAGAAGAAGTGAAAAAGGAAGCTATAACCCTTTTGGAACAGATTGTTGAAAGTAAAAAGGCTATCGGTGCGGATTATTCGGGAGATAGCAAGTTCCTTGATAAATTAAAGAACAAAGAAACACATGAGTAAAAAGAAAATATATATCAGTCTGCCTATCACCGGGTATGACATAAAAGATGTTGAGAAAAGATGCAAATCCGCTTCCGAGTTTATAGAACAACTTGGTTTTGAAGCGGTATCTCCCTTAGAGGTGTCTTCAAATCCGGACACGAGTTATGAAGAGCATATAGGCAGGGATATTACCGCCCTTCTTCAATGCGATGCTGTGCTATTCCTTGAAGGGTGGCATTATTCCAATGGATGTAGTCTTGAACATAGTGCAGCCGGGATTTACGAGAAAGAGAGATTATTTTCCATTGGAGAATTGAAACGCTACGCAAAAGAAATAGGCATATGAGTAAACTATACAAAGCAACCCTCTTCGGCAAATCATTCATTATAGGATGGTTCAGCCATGCGGACAAGTGGTATCATAAATTTAGTATAATAAAATAATGGATATAACAGAATTAAAAATCGGTGACCGGGTGAGAATAAAACTCCCGTCACCACAAGGAGAAAGACTTTCCATACCCATGCAGGTAATAGGGATGCTTTCTAGTTTCAACAATCCAAGCCCTAAAGATACGGTATATCTTGACTTTGAAGGAAATGAGGGAGATATATGGGAAGAAGAAGTACAAAATTTAGTGTTTTCAGACAATGAAGAGAAGTCATGAGAAGAGCAGACAGAATAATCAGAGACAGACATTCCCGCATCCCGGACAAATACAAGAAGATTGACACTACGGTCAACGGGGATGTAGAAAGCCTTGCCGAACAACACAAGGAAGTGGAAAGAAGGCTATTCCCTCTACGCCTTAACAAGACCACTGTTATTTACGTCACAAAAGACAAACAGAATGAAGCATATGCAGCGAAAGCACGTAAACGGATGGGGATAACAGAGCCTAAGAAACCTTTCGTTGACCCACTTTCGGAAGAAAACATTACCAAGTTGTACAAGGAAGAAAATATACAGCCCCGCAGAATGGCAGAGATGTTGAATGTAAGTGTAAGGACGATATATCTAAGGTTGGCTAAGTATGGACTTACAAAAGTTAAATGCAGATAATATGAAAGAGAATAATATTTTAAACAAAGAGATTTATAAGGAGGCTATGATAGCAGCCTCTAAGGTTGATTTCCTTGAGAGCAAGGAAGAGATTAAGATGTATGCCACTTCGCTGTATAACGCGATGATATGGGGTAGAAAAGTAAAATATTAAGTTTTTTATTTGGCGTTATAGAAATTAGAGGTATATTTGCAGCGTTACACTTTATGATAGGCAGACGGTTGTCTGCTATATGCAGGCATTTTTTATGCTTGTAAGTACGCTGTATATATAATACAACGGCTGTTTAACCCCGTGCTATTGCTTAATGGCGTAGCAACTGCCTATCAAGGAGTGTAACGAACGGGAAGTGAACAGCCGTTTTTCTGTTCTATAATGCCAATAAATTCGTTATAACTATGGCTAAAAAGATTATTTTATCAAAGGAGAGTAGCAAAAGCGAAATCAAAGCGTATTTCAACGCAGTGTTAAAGTTGTCACAATCTGATGACGAGTTTCCCGTAAATCTCGATGAAGTTTGGCCTTTAGTCTATTCTGAAAAAGGAAAGGCTGTTAGAGCATTGACTTCAAATGAACAGTTTATTGAGGGGGTTGATTACAAGACGCTTGCCCAAAATGGCAAGCAAGATGAAGTAAGTTGGGGAGGTAATAATAAAATTGATTATAAACTTACCGTTTCTTGTATGGAGTTCTTCATTGCAAGAAAAGTAAGAGCTGTTTTTGAGGTGTACAGGGAAGTATTCCATCACGCCGTTCATAAAACTATTGAAGACAAGAATAATCCCCAGCAGTCGTTAGTGCTGAAAGACCAAATTACATGGGTAAAGGAAACTAAGAAGCTTCTTAATCTTGATAATCATTCCACTTTAGGTATGCTTCAAAAAATAGCTGACCCTCTTGGATTGCCATTGCCCGAATTTGTTGATGAGGAAGCGGCACTACCAATATCAGAGCTTCTCAAACAGAAAGGAATTATGAATAAAAAAGGGAAGCGTATGAGTGGACAAGAGGGAAACAGAAGATTGCTTGAAGCCGGATTGATAGAACAAGTGACAAGACATAGCAAAAGCAAAGGGAAAGACGTTCCTCAATGGATTATCACAAAGAAAGGTGAGAAATATGGGAAAATGCACCAACACAAAGACGCTTCATTCCCTTCTCCTATATGGTTCTTAAAAACATCGAATGAATTGCTGTCATTAATGAATGTAGCATAACCTTAAAACTAATTCTTGCTCACCTTATAAACGAGGTGAGCAAACCTTATTCAATTCGTTTGAGTGAAATAAAAAATTTTAGTTCACTTGATTTACAACGAATTGCATTTTAAATAAAAGACTAAACAAATATTCATCATGGAAAGAAATACAATACCTGCTAAGAAGCAATACGACCTTAGCGCAATAGACGAATTATTCAAACATAGCATAACACCCGAAGAACTTAGAGGGGAGCTTATCGAACTGGTGTTTGATTACGCACAATACGTAGAGGAAGGTGCTACCGACTTGTTCAAATGTCACATGGGTACGCTATATGTGCTATATAAGGCTTTAGAGGATGTAAAAGAATTAGAGACACCAAGCTAATACCCTCACCAAAACAGCAAGCGGTATAACCCAATGGAGAACCCGTTCAAAGCGTTCTAAACGTTCCATTGGATAACTTGGAAAAGGCGGCAATAGTCCATGTAAAGGACATTGTCCGCCAATTCAAGCAGTTCATCTATGTAATCCTTTTTTCGCATCACGTTCAAGTTTTCTACGTTGTTGGCGGTTTATACCATTTGCCGCGGCAAGGCTGTTCAGCGTCTCTTTCTGTTCGGGAGAAAGCATGTTATATACTTCTTCCCGTGATTTGCCTGATAAAATGGCTTGTACTATTTTCCACATAAGCTACGTCTGCAATGTTCACACAAAAATTTCTTCGCTACCGGGAACATCTTCTGTCCCACATATCCGCTAAGGTACTGCGCCTCTTCCCCGTATGGGTCGATGCCGAACGCCCGTGAGATATGCCGGCATAGATGCCCCTTTTCGTGGTCGAAAGAGTTCTGAAACTCTGCCGGGGAAGAGGTAAGGGCTATAACCATTACGGTCTGTCTGCTCCGGATATTGGAGTAAGTGATACCCGTATTCAGATTGCAGGAGCGCATGTTCTTATAGGCATTCACCAAATCCATCCCCCTGCATCCCACCCGCTGAAGGTCGGCGATGATGCGGTCGGTATAATAGCAGTCCACCGCATAATATACACGCACTTCCCAATCATAATCCGGTATGTAAAATTCCTGTATTATCATAGGCTACATCATCTGTTCCCACATGATAGGGTTGCCGGAGCCTATGCAGTCGGCATAGAACCGAGTGAAAGGCATTCCATTGTAAGCGTCCACATCATCTATGTAATCCTTAATGAACAATGCGAGATGTGCTTCGTCAGTGATAGAACTTTTGTAGTAATCCGACTTCGCCATGTTTGCCACGTAAACGCTGTCGTACCCTGCATCCTTCTCCAGGTTTATACTGTACTTTTTAAGAAGTTCCTCTACCTGTTCTTTGCTGATTGGCTCCAGCTTTTCTTCCTTACCCGTAGATTTGTTTTCCATCTTCATGCGGGAAACAGCCCATAGGCACATCTTCTTGCTAAAATGCCATCCGTACTGGCTGAGATAGTCGGCCATTGCAGGCGGTATTCTGTCGTATGTATCTAATCTTTGTTTCATATTTTCCTGATTTTAAGTGATTGGCAAAAGAGGGGAATAATCCCCTCTCCATTACATGAACTCTCCGTTGGCGCGTCTGCGTCTGCGTTCGCCCATATCATCACCGTAAGGCTGTGAATCGCGGCGTTCGTTGTAAACCGGATATTCCGGGAAGTAACCCGGCATACGACGTTCTCCCATATCCGAGCCGCCGCTATAGCTTCCACCGCGTGAACCACCGCTGTTACGATAGCCCATTTCACCGCCCTGCATCTCACGCATGGCTCTCTCGTAACCATGACGGCAACCCTCTCTATAGGCTTCTTCCATAGGATTACCGCCTCTCATACCGAAGTCACGGTCATATTCTCCGCGCCCTTCTTCCAATATTTCCCACATTCCCATATTATTTCTTTGTTTTAGATGTTTCAGCCACTCCGAGCTGTTCCATAAGCCGTTTGTTCAATTCCATAAGGTCGGACATGTTCTTGCTCATTTCTGCCATTTGCCCTTTCAGAGAGGATATTTCCTGTTCCTGACGTTGTTTCTCTGCAAATTCGGGGTTCAAGAGCGTCAGCATCTTATCACATCCCGCAATGACGGAATTGTGGAAGTCCATGCTGTTGATAATGTCTATGCTTTTCTGTTTCATAGAAGCGACCTCGTTGTTCATCGCATCACGAGAACATGACACTACGATATTACCGTTCTGTCCAAAGTCGGCTATATCCATGCCGGCAGGTAGATTTTGGAAAGTAGTGTTCTGCCCGTTGATACAGACAACGACATCCACAACCATTTCCATTTGGGGCAACTGTCCCATAGGGGGTGCCATAGGATATTTCGGCTTGGGAGCGGAAACGCTGACTACCGGACCGTATTCGATAAACGGGTTAGCATCCTTATGAAGTATATACAACTGGTTATTGGTACGAAGTGATTGAAACATATTGGTTTGATTTTAAAGGGGTGTGGCTATTCCCATTTTGGAGACAACCACAAAGCCCCATGTTAACTACTTGCTCTTTTGAGCGGTTGCTTCTGCTGTCGGAGTCGGTGCCGATGCGGTTGTCGGACGATACCCACCGTTAACAAGGAACAGTTCGTTGGTGTACTTGTTATAGTGGATTTCGTAGATACCCGTTCCGGCAAGGTTGCCGACAGTCACCGGCTCATTGTTGTAAGCCAGCAACGGTCTTGTATCCCCATTAGTCCCTATCAGTATCGGGAGTGTAGCAGTCGTACCGGCAGGTATTACCTGGCGGAGACTGACATAGAAACCGCCTACATAGCTTCTGTTACGGAACGCATGGTTAGGAAGCTCCAAAGTCACGTTCTCCGTGCCGACCGTTACGGCTACCGTAGGAAGGGTATTGAAATTAGCCCTTCCAATAGTAGGGAACAAGAAAGGAAATCCTGTAAAAAAGTTAGGCCACATAATTACCCCCTTTCTTACCGGAATTAACCCCAGTAGTTGTTACAACCACAACCGCCACGCCCATACATTGCATCACCGGCATAAGCACCGAAAGCCGCAGCACGGAAACAGTCTGTGTTGATGGCTTGAATATTAGGGTAAACAACCGGAACGGTGTTAGGCATCTTGCATTTTATTCCATCGACATCGGACTGCAATGCCTGCAAGCCTGCTGCCAAAGGAGCAATCTGTTGTCCTACTGAATTCAGGATAGTAGCATTCTGGTTACGTTGGGAGATTTCAGCAGTCAAAGTGGCTTTTTCTGCTGTAAGAGCCGCAATCTTGTCCTGCAATGCCTGGTTCTGCATAGCGTCCAACTTCGCAAGGATAGCATTGGTATTGGCAGTCGCACCGTCACGCAATGAAAGGGCATTCTGATTGGCTGTGTTGACAAGCGCGTTGGTCTGATTGCACATCGCAAGCTGGTTCTCATAGCCCATTGTGGTAATGGCGTTCTGAGTCTTGCAGCAACAATCTGCAATCTGAGTAAGAACAGCCTGATTTCCGGACTGGAATGCGTTGATGATTTGCTGGCTTGACATGCCCACCTGATTGCCCACATTGGCGATAAGTCCCTGGATGTTGCACAGGGCGCTCTGTAACTGTTGGGTAGAGCAGTTCAAAGAAGAAGCAAGCTGGTTGATGGCATTACCATTGCCCTGAATGGCTGACATCAGGTATTCACGACCGACATCACCGTTAAGCTCGGCAGGCAGACCGCCACCATTGCCAAAGCGGTTGCCAAAGCCGTTGCCGCCCCAACAGAACCACAAAAGGATAATCCAGATGAACCACCACGAGCCGCCCCATTGGTCTTGGCTGCCACGTCCCTGGTTCAGTAAAGCGAGAAGTCCGGGGTCTACACCCTTGCTTCCCATCAAGTTGGGCAACATAGCCATGATGTCGAATTTGCTTCCGCCACCATTTCCGTTGTTCCCGTCTTGATTGAAGACATACGTTCTTTCCATAGAGATTTATATTTTGTATTACGGTCAAAATCAACCGCATCACAAAAGTATAAATACCGATACTGCCATGAAATCAGTTGTTTCCCAACGCTTTCCTAATGTTTTCCCAATATATTCTCAACATTTTCCCGCCTTTCATACGTTCCTGGAAATTGGAAATCATGTAGTTTATCGCGCGTTTGGTCTTGTGGATTTTAGGAGCTATCTGTGAAGGATACATTCCCCTTTCGACAAGTAACTGTACAAGCAAATAGCGGGCGTCTACGGTTTCCGTATCCTTATCCGAAGATAGTATTCGGCTGGCGGGTATTTCGGTCTCCTGCGCCACTAGATTGATTGTTTCGGCAAAGATTTCTGACTTACACATAGTTTTTCTGAATTTTATATTTATCTTTGCCCCGCCACATAAAATATTTGATTATATACGAACAAAGCATAAGATACCGTGTTGAAGATATTAAAGCCTCCAACGCGCGGTGTCTTATGCTTTTTTCAAATTTTTATGTGGCAATAATTATTTGAACGTTGGGGGCTTTCTTTTTACTCTAAGCCCCGAAAGAGTGTCAGCTACAAGCCAACTTCTACATCGTTAATTTCTTTCTTATCTTTATGGTGAGCCAAACAATTACGAACAAAACACATGTCAGATTTATCGAAATGCTGGCACCACCGTAATTGATTTTAAATTTTTCCCACCATGACAGTTCCCTCTCTACCGGATAAGGCTTGGGTACTTCAATCCTTCTTATCTTTTCGATAAAATACGGCATTTTGACCGTTACCGTAGCATGAGGATAAATACCCAATGAATGGTTCAATATCCCGTTGCTAAATGAAGCATAGCTGTAGGCATACGGATTGCGAAGGAATGACATTGTATCGGCAACAGATATGCTGTCCTTGTACGGTATCAGCTTCTCTTGAAATGTAGTGTCATGGTAGATTATGCTGTCAAGAACCTTTGTCTCAACCGGCATATAAACAGTCCTCGTTCTGCAAGAACACACCGTCAACACAAGAAACACTATATACACAAACTTCTTCATAACCTCAACAAATAATGATTTACAACCATACCTGCACATATTGCGGCAACTCCATACAGCAAGTCTGCTTTGTTCCACTTGCCGTTATAGTAGTGGCAACGGTCGCTGTTCTCCTTGATAAAGAGCATCAGCAGTGCAGTACTGCCACCGAATACTATGGCGGTGGATAGATAGACCACCGCGCCTAAGATGTTATTTCTCATAACAATTAGTATATATTTATGATATTAATTTCATCCCGGCACTTCGCAGTCCGGGATGAGTCAGTGCTTCTCCTTATAAAGAATCTATAAATTTCATGATTACATCATTCATCATGGTATTATACCCTATTGCAGATGGATGGTAATTGAACGTTCCATTCGTATTCGTGCACCAGAACAATCTTGAGGCTTCTGATTTTTCAGAAACAATATTCATTCTTTTCAAGTTACCTAAATTAAGATACGGAACTCCATACTTGTCGCATACATCACGAATGGCTTTTGCATATTGGTCATTCCATACGGAATCACCTGGTTGCGGCATAATCAGAAAACCCAGTTTCGTTGCCGGGAGCTTAAAAACAGCCTCTCTGACCATGTGCTCAAGTGCGCCACAGAAAGTCTTGTCATCGAATTTGTCTGTTGTATAATCGTCTGAAGATAATAATTCGCCAAATGGTACATGGGTTCCCGGATTATCCCCTCTTTGGTACATGTCATTCAGACCACCTTCCATAATCAGGTAATGGCATCTGTTCAAGCATACCTGCACTTTGGCCTCCCCCTGAATGACGTTGCCATCCATCGTTTTAAAGCTGGCAGAAGTGTTACTCTTGTATGCTAATCCGATTGTAAACTCTATACCGATACACTCTCCTTCAAGAGCAGATATTTTATGCCTAAATGTATATTCAATGACATTTGGCTGTGTATTAAAACGTACCAACTGAGTTTTATTGTAGTTATCCTTGTTAACAGAATATATGATAACAGAACCACCTTTGGAGTTGTATATGACCCTATCCATTTCCGTAACGTCCTCAAACAATATTGATTTGACGGAATATATCAAATCTGAAACATCTTCAAAATTCACGGTTTCCGGTATTCTCTGATACCCGAAATCTGTACATATATTCAACACAGATTTCAGAATATTATCCGATGTGAAAGTGGAAATAGTTCTGCCACTCCATACATAAGAACCTCCGAACTGTGCGTCAGCAAGCGGATGCCGATATGCAAAATCATTTGGATAACCGTTAAATTCCAAGGCATTTACTCCAGCTGCATAGCTGTCTCCCACAAAAAAGACCGATTTATCAACATATTTATCATATACATATTTTTTCAATTCGTCTATTAGGGCAGTGTTTGACAATGCCTTGTAAATACTTGGAGTAAGGAGTTGCGTCAATATATCAGTAACATAGTACGGAACAATTGTGGGGCTTTTTGTCAAGTTCGCATCATACGATATGATTGGTTCCCCATACAAAGTCCTTGCCGGTCTTGCCACAAGCATGAAGTCGGAATCTCCGGTTTCTATGTTCGTACTACTATATCCCTCACCGCTTGTGACAAAATCACCTTTATCATTATAGAGTTTCCACACCAGGTAGTGTTTGTGGTAAATAGTCGAGTTTCTGTTTACTGAAATCAATGCCATATCCCCATAAACTGAAATCATTTGGAGTCCCAAGATTTTATTACCTGATATAGGTTCTCCTTTTCCTATAACATATTCTTCATTCCATAAGTTTCCACTTAATATTTCATTTACAGAATGTTTCACAATCTTGCCGTCCAAAATTATTTTATCATCCGATAGCTCATTTTGCGAAATAATATATGCAATATTTGCACCTGTAAGTTGCATGATCGGCTCCAAATTTAAAGTCACATTATCTTCACATGACACATAAAAAGCAAAATCATTGTCTTTTTGGAAAACAATAACCTTGTATGGGTTGTTTGATAAATCCACTGTGAGCTTCTTTGAATCAAGCAATGATATTTTTTTGTAAAATCTGTTTTCCCCCTCTAATATTGATTTTGATGCGATGTCAAAACCTCCACATCTTCCGGATTCAACTATGCCGGAATATATGCTATGTTGGATTTCAACTATATTATTGCGTATATCGGAAAGGTCTGTTCTACGTACTTGTTGTATCCAGCTTCCGATATTCGTAAACGTTCCTCCCTGGAACTCCCATGTTTCTACCTTACCGTCCGAATTTATGAATGATACCTTTAGTCCGATATTTCTAAGTTCCTGCGGAACTTGGGCAATGGCACCTTCCAGACTGTACTTGTTACTCCCGTCAATTCCCGAAGTAGGATGCTGGATGGAAACATTATACTCGGTGATGTAGTTCATATAGTCAGTGCTGCCACCAGTGCCACCACCAGTGCCGATGTATTTCTTCAATGTAGCGGTACTCATTGAGCCGTTGCTACTACCTTGCTGAAAAGGTATCAGCTCGTTTCCGGTTAAGTTCTCCTTTTGAGGGAGTTCTCCTATTTGTAATCCTTCTGCCATATCTTTTTATTTTTTATCATTTTATTTTTTGTTATCTGCAAGTAATATCGGCTCTTCGTTAGCCAACAATAACGGAGTGCCATCCGATAATAATAAATACTTTCCGTCAGGGGATGGGTTTGGTCCCGGTTTATTATCCTTGATATATGAATACCCTATAGTAAGTATCCCAATAGTAGGAATACCGATTGTCGGGATGCTGATGTTTGGGATAGTGATTGGGTTCATAGGCTATCCCTCTTTAATCATTTTGGCTTCCAATACTTCGGTAGCGCTCTTGATTGTGACGTTTATGCCATTCGCTATCCCTACGATGCGGAAAATCGTATTGGACGCACCGTTATATTGGGATGCGTTGGGATAAAGCGGAACTGGCTCCAAATCATCAATTCCTGCGAAGGCGGTCACATATCCGCCCTTGTTCTTTATCTGTATGGTAACGGGATTACCGTCACTGACAAACGTTGCGTAATACGCTGTTTTGCCTTCTTCTCGTTGAAATGATAAAACTTCTGCTGCCATGATGTTTACTTTTTAGAGTTATTCAAATAGTTCACAATTCCCTGCACATGCAAGTCCACTATTGCCCGCTTCCCCTCTTCCGATAATAAGAAGCCAACATCTTCCTTATTGTCTTGGAATAGGTTCTCTGTAAGGACTGCCGGACACTTCGTGTGCTTCAAGATGTAGAACCCGCTTTCCTTATCAGGGTCGCCATCCGTCATATCCTTGCGTATCTTCATGCCCGGCAAAAGTCGTCCGGCTACCGCATATAAGCTATCAGCTAATTTATCGGCTTTCGTCTGACCTGCCGAAGTCCACGCTTCCCAACCACGTGCCTGCATCCATTCAGAGCCGCTTCCCGCTGCATTACAGTGGATAGATACGAGGATTGTGTCACTTGCCTTGTATTCGTTCGCCCTACGGCAACGCTCCGATAAGGGAACGTCTATTTCCTCTTTGACGATACGTTCTGCGTCAATGCCTTGTTTGCGCAGCTCCGCTTCCAATCGTATGGCAATCTCACGGGTATACGCATACTCTTTCAATCTTCCGTCCGGTGAACACTTTCCCGGAGTGTTACTTCCGTGCCCATTGTCAATCAATATTTTCATTCTGCGCGTCCTCCTTGAAATATTTGTCATAAACTAAACAAGCCACCCATCCGGCAACAACACCGACACCGAATGATACAACAGTAGTCAAGTTCACCCAAAACGGGGTGTAGTGCATGTACAGCATAACTCCCACGATGATAGCGATAACAATCGCTGCGATAATCAGTTTCTTTTTCATTTTGTTACTCCTTATCTTTAGTTATTATTTCATTCATATCTTCTTTCTCGACATCGAGCACTTTCTTTCCGAACAATCCCAACGCTTTCAGTAAGTTGAAATTATATCCCTTTGGCTTCAAGATATTGCTTATGATAGAGCAGAACTCTATGAAGCAGACAAACAAGCATGAATACACATCAATATTCCATTTATTGCCAGAAGCAATGTTTATCATCACCACCATACAAACAAAGGCAAAGTATGTCACCATTTTACCCATAGTACGGCGCACAGCACTTGAAAACCGAAATTCTTCACCCAATAGCAAGCATTTCCTTATCCCGAACATCAAATCGCATACAACGACTGAAAATGTTACTATCAGCCACGGTATCATGTGTTCCAATGACTGTGCAATAAAACTGCTTGCTATTACCGAGAAACCACCCGGTATGCTTTGGGTAATAATGTTATTCTTCATCCTATCGTTATTTGTCAATTATTCCTATCTTTGTGTCTCTTATCAAATAAGCGAACTACTGTCATTCCGTTTTGCTCGTGAGAGTAGGACGGGATTTTTATATCTTGCCGTAGTATCTGAACCACGCTCCCCATTTACGTTCTTTCAAGTAGTTCGGATTATCCTGGTTGATTTTGGCTTCCATTTCAAATGCACTCGCACGGTAAGCGTTGGCGTTTACCTTACCGCCACCTATTATGTTGTCTGTAAACAGGTGATATACGAAACTTACAAACCATTCTGCCAAATAAAGAATGTAGTAGAATAGTGGGATAAGGAGCAACCACCATGCACTGACATAGAGTGACAATAATACGGACGGGATAGCCGCTATCTCCATACACTCGAAGAACTGTTTCTGATGTGTCCGTTCATGGCGTATGATTGTTTCGGACAATTCTTTCAGCTTCGTAAGGATGAAGCCGAAGAGCATGATTGTTGTGTAGCCGCCAAAGAGGATGAGTTTCGCAAACCAGTTTTCATAAAATACTTTTACTCTCATAATCAAAAAAGTTAAATTCAATTCTTATAATTACTTTCTTATATAATTATAGCTGTATAATTTACCATCAATTTTAAATTCAGTAAGCACCGTTGGAGCGGTCGTTTCGTTGGCAATATAACGAGGAGCACACATACCTAATAGAACAGCATAATTACCGTAATTCGTGACAGAACCGTAAACATCAGGAATTACTTGCTCATTAAGAGGACAAACTTTAAAACCGCTATCTATTCCAGCTAATACAATTCTATATTCAAAACTTTCTATATATTTTGAAAAATATAGTGCTACTTGAAAATTTTGCGGGTCTCCAAAATAAGGCAACTCAATGTATTGTTGAAGAGTAATGGGTGTTAAATCATTCTCACCAACACAAGGATAAGGATAGTCAGCATAAATAATCTTATTACCGATATTAAGCAAATCAATATTTTTATTTCCAACAGCAAGATTACTAATAGATGTAGCTCCAATTTTAACCATATCTAACTATCTCCATTTTTTAATATCAGGGTTTATATTTCCGCTCTAAATTCTTATCTCTCATATCAAGCATCTGTTGTAGCATACATTGTATATTCGTTTTTAGTACCGATACTATCATATTCAGATTTAGTACGTTTAACAACTCTTTGAAGATTATCGGATACAAGAATATCTTCAATAAAAAGTATATCATCACTTTTATCGTCATCAAATAAGTTTAATGCTATTGCTATTCGTTTAGAAACAGGTCCCTGAGAAGTATAATAACTAATATTAAATTCTATTTCATATCTTTCTTCATCAGTATAATAAGCATAAACAGAAGAAAGTTCTATACAATTTCTATAGCTTGAGTAACTATGTATATAATATTTAGTATGGTTATTGCAAATATCTATAATCATATTCTTAATAACATCAGTAGAACCAAATATTTTAACAACATGGTCATAAGCTTCTGTACCCCATATATTTTTATTGATAGTTAACAAAGAACCATCGGCAACATCAATAACTTTGCCATAACCGATATTATCCGCATACTCCTTCGTTGCTATATTCGCCACTATTCCCGCAGGGGTTTCAGTAGTTGGACTAACACTTTGGTCGCCTGGTGCATATGTATCAGTATGAAGAATAACTTTTGCTTCATGAGAAGCATAAAAGTGGTATTTACCACCACCTCGTACAAAAACATAGCATGTATCAAAGTGGCTCAAATTACCTAAACCCCTCACAGGGTCTATATCTGCATGAACGAAATCTGATAAGTATATAGTAATATTGCTATCACGATTAACGCCCCAAGCATTCGGAGCAAATTCCCAAATTTTGCGAGTAGAAAAACCTCTCTCATGTGTAGACCATGACGGTTTTGTGCCACTATCTAATGATATCAGCACTTCTACTCGTATGTTCATTCTTTCTCCAGAAGCAATCGTAACCGGATACCACGTATTTTCATCCAACCCGGAGGCGTCAATCTCTGTAAGCTGCATCATGTAGCCAACACTACGAGCGCTTGAAATGCTGTCATCGACATATTTCTTATCAGAAACTTCCGCCCAATCCCCATTCTTACGACCGTATGCCTTTCCATCAGTTGGCGCTTCATCTATGCCGCCTATCTTACCCTGGCTTACCCATTCACCGTTCACCCATGCGTAGTAATCATAAGGGGCTTCCGTACCTACAGCCATGAACCCGTCAACTGCCGAACCATCGGGAATAGCGGATTTCAAGGCTTCAAGGGTGTCGTATTCGCCGGCAACACGGAAAGAGCTTCCCGGTTCACCCTTGCAATAAATATCTGTCTTGTTGAAACTTTCCGTATCCTTGTTATACACATAGACATAGTGGTCTTTGCCGATGTATGTCGGATTGTTGGCAACCTTTTCGGCATCTTGTGCGGCTGTATTGGCGGCGGCGGCTTTTTCTTCGGCATTGGATGCAGCGTTGTTTGCGGATTGGGTAGCCGTTTCTGCTCCTTCTTTAGCTGCGTTGGCATCGGATGCAGCTTGTGCCGCCAGTCCTGCTTTCTCATTGGCAGAATTTGCGGCTGTCTGTGCTGCTGTGGCGTTACTTTCTGCTTTAGTAGCGGCTGCATTTGCTTTATCGGCAGCTTCCAAAGCGGGAGCGGCTAACAATGTAAGTGGGGCACGTACAATGCTCGGCATGTCCTGACCCTCTACTTCTTGATATGCGGGCAGAGATGTGATACCGTCCAAACTTTCCGCTTCCGGCACATCGCCAACACCTTGTGAACCTTTTTTTAGTTCATCTTCTATTTCTCGTAAATCCTGTTCTGTCCAAGCCATAATTATTCCTGTTTATCGGTTGCTTCTTCCGGTTGATTGTTGATAGCACGATTGAGCGCGTCAATAAAAAAAGGTTTGCAAAAAGCATTTGCATGCTCTTGTATCAAGGATACTTCTTCATCGGTATACTCTGTCTCTTCATTGGAGTTGTATATCTTCAAAGCGAGTGCATGCGATGCGATACCGTTACCGTTCCGGTATAATACATTCGCAAAATTCTCTCTACAATCTATATTTTCACAATGCTTACGGGTAATGTCCGTAGCAATCAGTAATTGTTTAAAATTTATCTTTTTCATAACTTTTGCGTTTATTAATTTGCTGGATACGATTTGGTCCTAATATTGTCTTTATAGAAGAAAAGGCCCGCTCTAGGCTCTAAATTGCAGAAATAATTATGTCCTCCCATATTTACCGATATTGATATGTTTCCACCCGATAAACTTACGTCAGAAATTTCTTCGTCTCCATGATATGTATGCAACCTAATTTTGGGATAGTAATTATTCGAACCTCCCCATTCTTCAACCATAAAATTAATACCTCCCACTTCCTTACCGTTTTGATTATACATCCGAATAGAATTAGTATTTGGGTCTATTTCTATTTTTGTGCCTGACGAAGCAGTTGATATTTTGCCAACAATGCTAACATTCCCATTTTCGTCTATCACCAAAGAGTTGTTAGGAGTTCTTACATTTTTAAACACCCCGCTGTCTGCATTTATCTCTCCTTCAAAATATCCACCAATAGCCTTTATTGTCCCGTCTGCCTGAATAGACACATTCCCGTTGGCGGATATATTTCCGGTAAAGTATATATTTTTGGAAACCACGGAAATGTTATCAAGTGCCACATTGATTTCTGAACCTAATCCGTCTTTTTTGACATATAATTTAAGTTCATCGGTAACCCCATTGATATCCAGTCCCAACTGCGTTACATCTTCCTCTATTTTTGTAACAGACAATTTGAGGTTTTCCGCTGTCTGCTCAATCTGCGAGAACCTTTGATTGTTGCTTTCCGAGAGTTCCTTTACTTCCAGCCTGATACTTTCCGCAGTCTGCTTTATTTCGGAACTTAATTTAGTATACAAATCCTCGAATGCGTTTTCGGTAAGAGCCAGCGAGTGTATGTATATATCCCCCGTAAACTTCAACTCAAAATCGCCCGTTCCGTCCCATGTGCCGGAATATTCCTTCATTGCGTATTCCTCGCCCGGTTCAAGACGTTCGGTGAAATGCAGGTTCTGACCGGGAAATCCTATTGTCAGCGTTCCGGCTGTAGCTACCTTATACCGGAAAGAGATAAAGAACTTTCCCGGTTCTTCCCCTTCCTCATAGGTCGGTTTATTGGCTAAATCTGCATTGGACTGTTTAATTCCGGAAGAAAGAATACGAAGCACGTTTCTATCCCCGTCTCTGATAATGGCAGCCATAGCGTCCTTACGGGAATAGAACTCCCCATTCACTAATAAGAACTTTCCGTTCACGGTGAAGAAATGAACATCGTTCTTTGTCTCCCAACCGTTCGTATTGCTTGCAAATGATGCGTTATACAGATAATTATCCTTTGCCTGCACCTCGTCAAGCACTTTGGAGATTTCAGAGTAAATCAAGTCTTCCAATATCTTGAACTGGGTAAGGATATTCACACCCGTTTTCAGGATAAAGTCACCAGTAACTTTATTTCCATTAGGACTGAAAGCTGTCACTTCTTTACCAGCCAAAGAATAAGAATCAATCCCTGCATACTGACGGAAGCTCGGAGTATCATTCCCGTATGCTGCCAATACGATGGCGTTCTGTCTGGTCTTATCCGTCCGGTTACCTAACTGTACAATGTCATCGCCTGCTTGTGGTACGGCAGACCCCGTGTCACAGTCGCTCTTCGAAAGGTCTATGTAATTGTCACCTACGCTTGTCACCAGCCGCCAATAGTAGGTATTAGAGACGTTCTCATGTACGCCTGGCTTGATGTTGAATGTCTGGCTGCGGGCTTGGTCTCCTATTACAAATTCCTGAACAATGGTCTTTTCCCCGTCTGTGTTCTCGAAGTAACAGCGGTAAAAGGTATCGTATTCCTCTACCTTAGAACATGACATGGATGCGGGAGAAAGTATTATCTGACCGCCAACCTGGCGTAATCGCTGTATCAGCAACTCAATAAACGTGGCACTTTTGCGTGCCAGCATATGGTCTACTTCCAAATAGCTGTCTCCCGTCTTGCTGTCTACTTTAATAACAAAGCCTTCACCGAGAGCACCGGAAGAAAAGTTCATGGACTGGATGTAGTCTGAAAACAATCCACCTAAGAACTTTATTAAATAGCTGGTTTGGTCTGGTTTGGTTTTATTCAAAAACAGCTTTTCTCCAAAGGCTTTAATGATTGATTCCACTTGTTGGGTAGTTAATCCTCCACCGCCTTGCCCGCCTACTATTGAATCTATCTGATTCTGTATCTTTTCTAAAGTTCCTACCGCTTTGTCATTGCGAAGGGTAATATCATACGTTGGAATGAGAGCGTCTCTTTCCTTTATTGTAAGGCTGTCAATAATAATGCTCCCGTTGATGTTTAAGTCTTCATCCTCGAACAACATTAAATCACCTTCCTTTATACTGTCATGCAGTTCCGGGTGACGCGCCATAAATATTTCATCTACTTTAGGCTCGTAAGTATATCTTACATAATCATTTTTTGCAAGATATTCTTTGGAAGCTGTTAGCAATCTTTGGGAAGCAGCTTTTATATACACATCCGGCATATCAATGCCCAAAAGCACAAATTTATCTCCGGCCTTGATAGTAAAATCCTTATATGGGAAATAAAGATTCAAACCTTCATCATAGACTCTGTTGCATGTCAAGACCCACATATTACCTTGTTTTACGGGCTTGTCTGCATCTCTAAGTATTTCAAATTCACGTCCACCACACATTCCGCTTTTCATGGATATGGTGGGAGTCTCATCGGTAAAGTAATCGTTTATGTCGAACCCAATGTCTTTGAGATATATTTTGAACGGTGGGATGGTTTCCCCTTCTTCAAAGTAACCATCATCCGCGATTGGCGTATTATCCTTATTCACAGAATCGGAAGCGATTTCATCCAACGCTCCGGTAGCATTTACGATTATTCCCGCGTCTTTCAACTGCTGTGCCGTCATTCCTTCCATAGACGGATGTATTTCCGGTAAAGAAGTATCGCTCCCGTCAAAGAAAACCGAACCTTCCCGAACTCCGATAATATCTATGTTTTTACTATCAAGGTATGGGTCAAGTGTCTTTTCCGGAAAATCAGGAAGCATCAAGTTTTTAACAGCCATATTATTGGGAACTAATGCTCCAGAAGGTCTTTTGTACTTTCTTGGAACATTGTCCGTCTCAATGCCTTTTTCTATCCGCATCTTTGCACCTATGCGGACGTTGTCCTTGTCGGCTTCGCTATTCAACAAAACGTAGCATTTCCCAAGAAAGCTACCTCTTCTCATTTTATAAGAGTGCCCATTGATTGTCACATCATACAATGCTGTATCAGATAGGAATTTCATGTAAAAAGGAAGCGTCACAACAGCACCGCCTATCAAATGTGTATTAGGGTCATATCCGTAAGATACATCCTCTATGGGAGCTTCGATAATAGGACTACCATATGTTGTATAATAGTTGTAAGGCAAGTTTTTGGTACCACCATATGCTCTTAGGCGGGTAATTATCTTCTGTGACGAATCCGCGGTTTTTTGTATGGAGTACAGCCCCTTGCCCTTTCCATACCCGAACATGTTTCCTACTGCAATTCCGGCAGTACCTATTGTTATCGTTCGTCCCCTTATGATAAAGTTTGCCTTAAACTCGCTGTTTACCAAAGCAAGTGCGTTCCAAACGTTTATACTGCTTATTGATATGGATTTGTTAGCCTCATTAACATATTCGGGATGTACTGTAACCGTCCATTTTTGCTCTCCTTTATAGATACGGTCAAGGTTCACCTGTATTCTTTCTGCGAGAGCATTTATGCTTTCAGCGTAAAAACTGAATGTAGGCAGGGAAGAGTAATGAATTAAGTTATCCTCTTTTACATAGTCCAGGAATTCGCATCTTGTCAGTTCGTCTGCAAGAGAATTGAAAACTACGTTCTCATATTTGAAAGCCTCTCCGTATGTATTTTTGGAGGCTTGCTTCAATTCAGTAGGGTCGTAGTTTATTTCAAATCTTTCTCCGCGGTATATCAGATAGTCCCCGACTGTAAAATCAATCGGAGTGGGGGACGTAATGGTAATGTTAACGGAACAAGCTCCCATGAACTCTCCGTTATACTCTAACTTGTTAGCGACACATCGTTGCGTCTGCCCGTCTTTGCTGTATATTATAAACCGTCCCATTATGCCGTAAGAATAATTTGTGTTTTAGGGTCGGTTACCCGAAATGTAATGTTGAAAGTTACGACATCTCCCTCATCTGTCTTGCGGACAAAAAGGTCGGATTTTATAGATTTAAAATAAACCCCCTGCCTGCCTATTTGGGTATAGGTGTCATAAACCTTTAACTCTGTTCCGTAGCCGTCTTTTCCTATCAGATAGTCCAGGAAGGCGACAATTTTTTCATTGGCTGTTCCCATATCACCTTTATAGGCGAACTCTACTTCTATATCATAGGCTTGCACGTAGAGTTTTTCGGGGAAAAAGGTGTCTTCTCCGTCTTGGTCTATCCAGTCCCTTTTGGGCAAATCCTTAATATATCCATATACAGTAAAAGGGAAGTCCTTGCACACAATCCCCCATTGGGATTTGGTATCAATAACAGGACTCCCCAGCTTACTTTTCTGAAAATAGATACTGTAAGGCTTTGCCATGTGTTATTTTGAGTTTGTGTTGTAAAAACAAAAAGAGCCAATCAACGGCATATCCGTTAATCAGCTCTTTGGCTTGTATTATCAATACTGCAAATATATGGTGTATTTTCTAAATAATCAAGTAAAATATTAGAAAATTGCCATATTTTATGCGGGTATTTGCTTCTAAATAACGCTCTTTTGCTTTTTGATAAGATGTCTGTTTAGTGCTTTCAAGTCAAAATGTTTTTGTGTAATGATAGAGTCGGTTTTAATGATTGCCATATTCTCTCTTCCCGCTAATTTCATTATTTCTATTTTTTCATACTGTATGTCTTTAATTATTTTTGAAAGTTTATTCCTTATGGTGTTTATATTCATAGTTCTACTTTTTTTAAGGTAAGGCATAGGAAAATGTCGCCTGATGTGGCGGTTAACGACAACACTATGCCTGTTTAATCTTGTTCCAGTGCAACCGCCACGGAGCAATGGTAAGACAACGTTGTTTACAAAACAAACTTACGCATTTTTAGCTGTTGTCCCAAACATAACCTTGCTATTATTTGATTTTTTCTATTAATTGATAGAGCTATTCAAAAACTTGTTTACGAAGTAGACCTGCCCTTTTCCGGTAAGTTTTGTTGTGATTGTAGTATGCAATACTCCGCCGCTACCTGAGCGTACGCCTTTCTTTATCTCGAATAATCCCTGTTCTACATATTGTTGATTCGGAATGTTGTATCGCTCTCCATGCTTACCTAAATACCCGTTTTCACGCATCCATGCAAATAACCTCTTTTCTCCGATAGGGTATCCATTCTGTGTGATAATCTTTGCTAATTCTCCGATTAAGCAAGAACTATTCGCTGATTGTACGGCATTGGTAAAAGCTATGGCGGGAGTGGCTTCGGCGACTTTCTGCTCTGCCTCAATTCGTTTTTGGCGCTCCTCTTTCAAATTCTGTAATGCTTGTATAGCGAAATCCGGATTAGCAAGCAGTTTTTCTATGGTGACATCAGTAGCATATATTCCATACTTGCGGATTGATGGCAGGACTTCTTCGCATACCCAATCTTGAAATTTTTCAGCATCAGGAAGATTGCTTCTCATTATTAAACGATATACATCCTTTTCAGGAATATATACCATATTTACTCCACCAACGCCGTTTTCGTGTGGGTGAAACACCTTTTTGCCTGATTTACAATGTCTTTGTGTGGCGTCTGCTGTATCAGAGTATCCTAATGCGGCGGCTACATCTTTTGCACAAAACAAAGGTTCATTGTTTTCGTTCATTATAATTCTTACTTCTCCGAATTGTTCGTTTTTGAAAATTTGAATATTGCTTTTCATAACTTTATATCTTTATATAAATGAAAAGGGGAGCACCAGCCTAACCGTATAAAGTGGAAGTTTACGAGTTAGACCGATGTCCCCAAATATCTTTATCTATGCAGAACTTCCACAAACTGCAACTATGATAGCTATCTTGTGGAAGCAAAGTTATTAAGCATTTGAATATCAGTCAAATGTTAATAATGTCACTTTCTATTCTATTTTGGAATGAATGAAATAGAATGAAATGGCGTGAAATGGAATGAAAATCAATTCCAATAAAAAACTTATTATTTTGCTGCAATTTAGATGCTATCCAAACAACAAGCTAATGATTGTTTATCGCCGTTAATTTCATGGGCTTTGTACCGTAATGGGTTAACCAATGATAATGTCTGTGATACCCATAACTTTATGTTATTACGTAATACTTTGAAATATAGTTTACTGCTGTTTGGGTGTTAATCCCATACTTGCCATGTCAAACAACCTTCGCAAACAATTAGCCGAAAGGAAAAACTTTCTTCTTGATAGGGTATAGTCTTTCCCCTCTGCAAACCATTCTTTTATAAAAGTCCTTGCTTCTTTTTCATTAGTGAAAAACAATTGGCTTATTTCATTCAGACTACACGGAAATTTAGTTCCGGCATTATGCTTGGTTACGATATTGCGTACATATTCTTTTATTTTAGGGACAGGGGTGGAGTAGGTGAGTTTATTTGTTTTCATATTCTTTTCTTTAAATTATAATTTATCTATTGCCAACCCGCCAGCCGTATTACTGGCGGGGCATCATAACGTGAACGTTGGTAGAACCTCAACGTGCATCTATGCTAACATGTGGCAATATTTCCTTATTAAGGCTTCTAAGGTCAAAATCTGACTTAGAGGCGCTCGGGTTGTATTTTGATATAGACATAGGGGCAAGAAGCGCCATTATTTCCAGCTTCTCCTGCTGTATATCGAGTATTACTTCATCCAGTAGCTTTCTTAATTCTTCCATTTTCGTTTTGGATATAGTTGTGGCTGTCGGGCATTGGAACCGACTGCCGGATGATTAAAATAGCGTGATTAGTATTTTTTCATGCAGCTAACGAATAAGGCTATGATAGATATAAGGACGCCTACAATGGCAAGTATTAAATTCCAATTGATAGGATTGTGCAAGTTGGGGTTAACGGCAAGATAGTGCTTGCCCTCTTCGGTGAGTTTAGCACTCCATACATAACCGCCAATTAAATAATTGGCTTTCACCAATCCTTTCCTCTCAATGGAACGGATGGAAGCAGTAAATACATGCTCCGGGTATGTTGCCGGGCATTCTCCGCCAAACTCTGCAACAATCCGAAATGCTTGTTTCTCTTCCTTTGTTAATTTAATCCGTTCCATAACCTCTCATTTAATAAGGTACACCCGACAAACAATGCAAGCAGCGTAGATACGGCAGTAATCGTTGAAAGCACAATCAATATGATGTCTTTCCACGGGATAGGGTTTTTCAACATGGGATTATATTCCATATATGCTTTACCCTTTATGGTAAGTTTCGCCATATACACAACTCCATCTTCATCAGCCTTATATGATACAAGTCCTTTTTCTTTCAGAAGGTCAAGGGTTGTCACAAATAGAAACGGAGAACAGTTCAATGGTAGCTTCTTGCCATTGATGCTGACACTTCTGAACACAGCCTTTTCTTCTTTTGACAACCTTATCCGTTCCATAACCTACTCGTTTTCTGCAAATTTACTAAATACTACGCAAATATGTGTTGTTGTGCTATACTATTTTATAGGCGAAATCTTTCTGTCAGAAGGTTTTCCGCCAAATAGATGGTTGATATAAGCAAGTCCTTTTGGCTTGCAAAACACCTTTTGGCATAATATGTCTGGGTGGTTGTCTCTGCGTATTGGCGGCAACAGCGTCATTTCAAAGTAGCCTGCGTCAATATACTTTTGTTTCGGTTCGTTCCTGTCTTTGAAGAATATGCCCGCATCCCTTAGCTTCCCGAAAAGGGTGTTTCTCCCAAAACCGAGATTGAGTATCTTTGCGGCTTGACCTATGTCTACCTTGCCCTCTGCTTTGAAGGCGGCTTCGGCGAAGTCGGCTTTAGGTTGGATTTTGGCGATTTTCGCATCTTTCTCCTCGATAACCGCTTGTTGGTGCTGATTGTCCGCTTCCAGTTCTTTCAGACGTTTTTCTCTTCTTGCAAGCGTCTCGTTTGCGATGGTCAGCGCACGTGCCATGATTTCTTCGGGAGTGTCGTCGGATTTGGTGGCGATGTAGCCGCCGGTTTCCAATACAGTAGGAATTACTTCATCGAAAATCCAACTTTCCACTTCTTCTGCTTGTGGAAGTTCTGAACTTGCTACCAGACGAATTATATTGCCTTTGGTTATAAACTTAACCTTTTGAATCCCTCCGTTTGTAGGGGTGTCCATTTCGTTCACCCCTGCTGATTTACAGTGGTCTCTGACTGCTTTTTGCGGATTTGCGTACCCTAAACATTTAGCTACATCTGTTGCAGCGAACATAACTTGACCGTTTATCACAACGGTACGTACTTTCCCGAAGATGGGCGATTGAAAAAGTTTTAATTCATTCATGACTGTTAGCATTTAAGTCATTGTAGGCAATAAAAAAAGCGATTGCCATATACGCTGCTAACAGTCCAACACACTTTGTCCCGAAGAACAAAATAATGACTACGTATAGGCAACCGCCAATATTCTAAAATATGAGCATAAAAAATGCCCAATGAAATTGAGCAATTGACCGATGCTCTACGAGACAATAAAGTTTGTCGAACTGTTAGCGCAGCAAAGATAGATATAATCTTTGAAAACGCAAACTTATAATCATAAAATCAATTACTTTCGTTTATTTTCTAAGTTTTTGTGCGAATATATAGAAAATAAACCATATATCCAAAAAGGGGAGCGTAGTAATATCCAAACATGCTTTATAACATATAACAAAAAAAGGTAAAAAAACTGTATATAATATATTACTTTCCAATACAAAGTTGTTAACTTTGCCGCACATTAATTAACATATTCAATGCTATTATGAAAAAAGTTTTATTTTTACTGGCAATGCTGCCAATGTTTGTTTTTAGTGCGTGTTCGGATGATGATGAAAAGTTACAGGACCAATCTGTTGTTATTAAAACGGGGGAGATATATACTTTAGATTGTCCAAATGTACAACTCCAAAATTCTAATGATTTTATTTTCTCTTTATTAGATGGAAATAAAATTAGAGGAGAACATGTTGGAGAATTTGAAACAATGGCAAATTCTAATGGTACATCTTTTAAACTATCTGTAACAGTAGAACCTTTGCATACTTTATATTTAGATTTAAAGGATTTTCTTGGCATGAGTAGGGAAAATATAGAAAAAGTTTTTGGCAAACCATTGTCTACAAATCAACAAGGGACATCAGTTTATAAAGGCTTGGGAATAGAGGATAAAATTCAAATAGCTTATGATAATAATAAAGCATATTTAGGAGCCGTAACATTGAAATCTTCATTTGCCTCAGAGTTGGGAAAACACCTTGCAGACCGGTATGTTTTCTTCTCAGAGCAAGGGGGGCAAATGTTATATATGGATGCTTTAAAGTATGAGGATGCGGAATATTTAGCAATGGTTACTGTAGGGCTACGAACTATATCTATAATGTATATAGGAAAAGATGACCTTTAATATTGTATTGTTATAAAAAGAAGTTTTATCAATTTACAAAGCCCCGAACCTATTTGGACGGCGAAGAATATATTAGATATACAGTGAAATCCCTATCGGGTGATGACGCCGAACTTACCATGTCAATGGATGGGGAGAGCATGGATATTAAGGCTGAAAAACGATAAGCCAATTTTAAAGCAATCATCAAGTCAAGCGGAGTTTCTCCGCTTTTCTTGTTTTGTGGCATATCGTTTGTTATACCGATTATGATAATATTGCCACGATATTATAAATATGAGAAAGCATGGGAAAAAGTCAAAAGACAAAGACCGTGGAGCTTAACAGAAGTTCTAAAACTGGACGGTTTGTTACAGAAAACTATGCCAAAAGGCATCCAAACACTACGCAGACCGAACATCGTCAGAGAAAGAAATAGGCAGCATCGCTAAAATCTTTTTCGTAAGAAACTCAATTAAGTAGGAATAAGCTTCGTCACTATCACTGGTTAAGTTTATTCCTGCTTTTTCCAATGTAAAGTTGGCGATGTGAAATATCTCGTGCGCTAATATTGACAACCCTTTTATATCTTTCGGCAAATTTGGCATATACAAAATCATTTGTCCGCCAGGCAATAAAAAACTTTTTCCCTTTTCTTCTCCACTAATCATAGAAACGATTTCGGAAGACTTCTCGCACCCGAATATCTTTGATAGTCTTGCCTTCAAGTGCTTTTTTTCTCCAAAATGAACCATTACATCCCGGTCATAAATGTCTATGCTTATTATCTTATTCATAACAAATATGATGTTTGTGCTTTATATATAATAATGCAAATATAACTAAAAATAATCAAGATGCAGTTCTTTGGCATATGAATTATAATTAATCGGATTTGTTAAAAAGCTGATTTATCGGATATTTATTTGTTTATTTGTTTGTTCTTTCGTTCGTTCTTTCTATATTTGTGCATTAATATAACACAAATGGGCAATTGGAGCGAAAGGCAAGAAGTAAAGAAAGAGGTCAAGGAAAAGGATAAGGTAAGGCGTGAAAAACTTGCAGGGTATTTCTTCGACCTATCCAAACTCTCTTTTGCTGGGCTTGTTATAGGAATAACATTACCTTTGTTCTCTGACACCCAAAACGCAACAATGTGGCTCGTTGCTATGTTTGGAATAGTATTAACCGTATTGTCGGCATTGCTGGCAAACAAAATATTAAAATAGTATGGAAGTATTAATATTCGTTTTCGCAGTAGGAGTGGCAATAGTAGGTGGTATTTACCTATGGACATTCACCAAATCCGGCAAGAAGTGGCTTGCAAGTTTGTAAGCAGAAGGATAAAAAGGGAACAGATAAATTCAATATCAAAACAATATGGGGATTAATGGAAAGCAAGAAAGCAAAGTGTTCTTCAAAGCATCCACATCGTATAAAGTCTAAAGGCGATAGACTGGGATGGACGTTGAGAAGCGAAGTCAAGCACTCTTCCTTGCGTGAAATTATCGGAGAGGGACGAATTGCTAACGACTCGTCTTGTTTCATTTCGTCCATTACAAGAAGGATTATGCAATAAATGTTTTTGTTATTTTTTTTAAACGTAAACAAGTAGATATTATTATGATACAAACAAATTCAAACCCCAAAATGACAAAAAACGAGATTCAAGAATTTCGTTCCCGTGTTCGTCAATATGCAACTAGAGACTTTTCCTCTAAAGAATTTGCCTTGTTTAAAGAGCAAAAAGAAAGAATAACCAATGTTGCAAGAAGGATTATATCTAACAATGGTGGAAAAAACCCAATCCTCGGATATTGATATTTCTATAGTCTCCTTATCTGACTTATCAGAAGAGGAGGAATCTTGTATTCTTTCTTTTTCATGTGGGAACGAAGCACTTGACAATTTCTTTCATAAAGAAGTTTCTCTCTGTATGAAACATCATTATTTAGCGGCTTATTGTGCTAAAGAAAAGCTTTCGGGAGATATTGTCGCTATATTTACGCTTGCCAATGATGCTGTTATAATAGATAGCGAAGATGATAAAAAAGATTTTATAGAAGAGACCTGTTCTAAAATAAGCGATGAATATATACCTACATTTGAAAATCAAACCTCATATCCAGCTATAAATATAGGACATTTAGGCGTTAGAAAAGATTGGCAAAGCAAAGGTATAGGACTACAAATCATAGACTTTGTGGTATATACATTTTGTCATTATAAAATGGCTGGATGTCAGTTTATAACGGTGGATTCTCTAAATAATCCGAGGACAAATAAATTTTATAATAGTAACTATTTTTTCTATCAAACAAACAATGATTTATCATCTCCAACGAGAAGAATGTATAAGCCATTACAGATATTTAAGGACGACATTTGATTGTAATAAAGCCAGACATTAAGCCTGGCTTTTTCTTTGCATGACATCCCCATCGGTTTCCACAATACAATCTTCTCCATGAATGTAAACATATACCGATGCTATATCCTTTTGGATAACATTTACTTTTGCCCGGTCGTACACGTTAATGAATACCTTGCAATACTGTGAACAGTCAATGGTTACTTCACTGTCATGGCGCACGTAAATATCACATACAGAAAAGCCATCAAATAGGAGAGTACCTTTACAATTTCCGTTCAAAACAGAAATTTGTGACATGTTGCGTTTCTGCACATCTTCATCCACAAAAATATTATTCTTGTGGAGAAGGTCTTTGTCGAAGTGTTCTTTTATGAAAGTGTTGGTGGGGTAATTATGCTTAATGGCAAAATCAATCCCATGCAGATACTTGTCAATTAATCCTTGTTGGGTAGGATTCCCCCATGCGTGTTGCCACGGTTGGCATAAACCAAACGTAATAGCCTGGTTCAGTAATGTTTTGCTTAATTCTTTTTCGTTCATAACGTATTATATTTTAATTTTTCTTCCACTTCTGTCTATCACTATACTTAGCATATCTCTAACTTCTTGTACTAAAGCAACGTTTGCTTCGGTATTTTGGGCACTTCTTAACGTATTATTGGCTATTGCCCTCAATTGAGTAAGTTGTTGTTCGGCTATAACATTATATTTCGGAAGAATCTCGTTTCCCCACTTTTCAAGCAAAGCGCGTTTTACACTTACATCTGCACGAATACCGTTTATGTAAGAAGCTAAAATATTGGCGGTTTCTTCTGTAATGTTTTCTTGTATCCCTTTGGAAAGAGTGTTTGAAGCGTTTGTCTCTTCAAGGCTTATTCCCATTTTTTTTGCAGCAGCATTTAGATAATCCCATATTTTCTTTGAGTCTGATATTGCCCCTCGAAGGCTTCCAAGTTGCTGCATTAGTCCGGCTGACTCTTGTTCTGTCAGATTTGTACCCCCGGCGGAACTGTCTGTAAATATACCCTTATCTCCAAATAGATAATCCTTTAGGTTATTCATGGCAGGTTTTATGACATTCAGAGAAATCATCTCCTTTATGACATTGCGCATTATATCAGCCACCGTATCATCAAAAGCCTTTGCTGCATCTTCTCCGTTGGCGAACGCATTGACTAACGCTTCTGATATTTGGTCTGACCATCCCTTTAAGTCTATACCGAATTGTTCGCTTGCCAAATCTTCATAGAAATACTTGATTTGCTCGCCTAACTCGATATACTGCTGCTTGTAGTCCTCTATTTTAGAAGCATCCGAATCTTTCTTGTCTTGCTCCGCCTTCATTTGCTTTTGCACCTCTTCTTGTTGCTTTTGAAGATTTGCAATCATCTCTTTGGATTGGCTTTGGGTAACAGCACCCAATTGCCGTTCTATGACAGATTGAAGGTTCTTATAGTCATTGGAAAGCTTTTTCACTTCCAGTTGCGAACGTTGGATTGCTTTATCCAGCTTCTTATCATGGGCTTTGGCTATGCTTCCTATTATTCCGGTAATACCGCTGACTACACCCGTAGCCCCTTGCATGATAGCCATCGGGTTGCCGGAAGATATACCAGCGAAAAGGGTAGCTCCGCTTTGAGCTGTATTCAATAATCCACCCGCAACTTCTTGTACAGTGCTTAGAGTGTCTCCTATACTGTCATTCCCTAAGGCATCAAATGCTGACCCTAAATCTCCCAAAGTGCCGATAAGAAGATTAGCCATGTCGACAATATCTCCAAAGCCTACTTGAACTTTATCGGAAGCTTCATTTTGTTTATCTTGTGCATCAGTGACTTCCTTTTCCGCATCGGCTAATGTTTTTAATTTAGGAGTTAATTTATCGACGACTTTAGTCTGATAAGATAAGCCGCCATCCGTTTTCTTGGTTTCTGTATGGCTCATTTCAGAAACACCAGTAGTTACTTTGCCTCCATCCTGGATAAACCCAAGTTCTTTTTGAGCCTTTTTCAGTTTTTCAGTGGCTTCCGCATACTCTTTTATTCCGTCTGATAATGTCTTGAAAGGGTTTCTGCTTTCACTTTCGTCACGTAGCTTTTTTAATACATTGACAAGCTTTTTAAACTCGTTGACTTTTAGACTTTGCCCGGTCGTATTTTTAAACTCTTCCAGGTTCTTGATTAGCCTGCTAAGAGTTGCAGAAGAAAGTCTGTTAAGGTCGTCAAAGGTCTTAGCCCAGTCTTCCGAACTCTTGAATTGTTCAAATTTGGTTGATGCAGCATCTTCGCTCGCTTTCTTTTTCCTTTGTGCTATAAGCCTGTCGGTCGCTTCTTCGCCTAATTGCCCTCTTTGGCTTTCAATATCTGCCAAGTCCTTTTGAAGATTACGCTCAATATCCTTTATCTTTTGGGCATAATCTTTATAATCCTCAATCATGCCTAAAAGGTTTTCAAGGCTTTCTGAACGCATTTTCTTACTTTCCTCGTTGATTGATTGGTATAGTTTCAGAATTACTCCTTCCCCAAACTGCTTCTTTACATCGTCCTCTTTCATGGCAAGGACATCTGTAACGGAGAATTTACTTCCCGTATTTTCAAGCGCTTTGGAAAGTTGGTTGCGCAAATCATCTACTACACTTTTGAATGAGACCTCTCCGCCGAAAGCGATATTCATGGAAAGGGACTTATTCCCGGTCGCTTCAAATAGCTTTTTATACAAGTCCCATTTTTCTCCGGTTTGGGAAACGTACTTCTCTATCTCCTTTAAGGCATCATCAACTTCTTTCTTCGCACTGTCAATTCCCGCCTTGTCAATCTTGACACCAAGAGAAATGTATAAATCTTCCTGCTTCTCTTTGCTCCGGTCTAACTGCCCTTGGATGTATTTGTAAGCCCTGCTTGGGTCTTTTAAGTTCAAATTGACCCCGTTCTTATCAAAGATAGGGGCAAATTCAGAAATGCCCTTCACTCTTTGGGATGCGGCTTCTTCTCCTTCTATCTTTCTCCATTTCTCATAGCTGGAAACGGCTTTATCTATGAGGTCGGTACGGGCTTTCCATTGTTCGGCAATAGGGTCTTTCGTGTTTTGGGTCTCTTTGGTTACACGCCCGAATGTTTTTAGTATTTCATCTGTAGCATTCTTTAACAGCTTGGCTTTATCTATACTTTTACGAGTTTCTTCATTCCATTCGCCCTCTTTTTTAGTCCATTCGCTAAGAGTAGAGGACGCATCCTCATTAGCACCGATTATATTTTCTATGTATTTTTGCAGACCACCTTCTGCATCAGGCTTTAGCCTTTCTATACCGAATTTTTCATACAATTCGGTCGCTTTCTTGAACCAGGCAGGATTCTTGTCATCTTTCTTTATCTTGTAAGTTGAATAATTTTCTAATGCGTCATTCAGCGTTTTTTGAGCTTGCGATAAAACCTCTTCTTGTTTTTTTATATCTTCATCTAAGGACTCTATGACATTCTCATACCCGTCCAGTGATTGATAATATTCTCTGCGAGATTTCAATCTGTTAAGTTCTCTTTGAGCTTCATTTCTATTATTGGTCGCGCCGATTACAAGCCCTGCGCTTTTGACTTTTTCTCTTTCTTTTGATGCAGATAACACTTTTTGGATGGCTTGATATTCCCCTTCTAAAAGAAATTGTTCAAATTTCATATTCTCAAAGAGAGAGGGATATATTTTTTGAAGGTTTAGATATGCCCTTCTTTGAGCATCAATCCCGTTTGTTTTATCGAATATTCGAGAGATATATCCTTTAGCTTTACTTTCCTCTTCTTTAATCTTCTCTATGTTTTTTGAGAACCCAATATTTAGTTTTTTTATTTTTTCAGCAACCGTTTCAACTTTTTCTTGGAATACTGTCAATGTTGTAACTATAGCGCCCAATGTGGTTATCCAAAATACCCACGGATTGACTTTCATTGCCGAGTTAAGTGCCCATTGTGCTACTGCGGCTGCTTTGGTGACTTTGACTCCTTTGTTTAACCATGTATAATACGCTTGCATTTGACTGATTGCAAAAGAAGACTTTTGTGCTACATTTACAGCTATCACAGCCGTTTTATAAGAGCCATAAATTCCTACAAGTATACCAAGTATATCTGCGACAGCCCCCCAATGTTTCATTAAATCAGTAAGCAGCTCTAAACTATCTGAAAGTACACCGCTATTGCCTTCCGCAATGTCAGCCATCATAACATCCCATGCGTCCTGCAAGTTGCTCCATTTGCCAGCAAGGCTTTCTGCAAGGGCTTCCTGCATGTTGTAGAATTTGCCGCCTTCATCGGTTAGTTCCCAAAGGACATCTTTCACCATGCCGAAGCTGACCTCTTTCCGGCTGATTTTATCGAATACGTCTCCGGCGGAAGTTACCACTCCCGTAAGCTTAGTAAACCGTTTTGCCAATTCATCGACCAACGGGATACCCGCCTCGGTAAACTGCCTCAATTCCTGCCCACGGAGAAAAGCTGCACTGCGCACCTGCCCGTACGCCAATATGATACGTCCCATATCGACACCCACACCTGCGGAAATGTCGGCAAGTCGTTTGGTCGTATCGTAAAGCTCTTCATACGGAATGCTGTATGCGGACAATTGTTTGGCGTATGAAGCCAGTTCTTTAAACTGAAACGGAGAGACAACCGCCAAATCCTTAATGCGGTTGAATATGGTTTCCGCCTTCATACTATCTCCAAGAATGGAGGTAAGGGCAATGCGTTGTTTCTGAAACTCTCCGCCAATGGTATATAATCCCCTTACAAAACGCTCTAAAGTGTATATGGAATACACATTGGCGATTTGGTTTTTCAGCTCCCCGGCTATCCTTGATTGAGACGACATGGCTGTGTTTTCCCTTTTCATTGCGGCATTGTGTGTGCCGGAAGCTCTTGCAGCCTGCATTCGAGCATTGGTGAGTCTTTGTTCGGCGAGCGCTGCCCTTTCTGCCATTTTTGCCTGAATATCAAGAATGCGTTGCTGTCTTACATCGCTCGCTGTTGTGTTATATTTATATCCAGCTTTTTGTAATGCCTGTTTGATGACATCACTGACTTTAGCCTTATCTACGACTATGTTTATTTTGTATTTTTTCTTATTTACAGCACTGGATATACTATCTCTAAGAGAAGCATCGTCTATTTTCAGTTTTGCTTTAACTTCGGAGGGAACGTTAATTTTATTGACCCCTACATTGACTTTGAATATCTTACTTTTAAGTGCATTATCTATCGACTCTCTAATAATTTGTCTGTCTACCTTAACTCCCAATTTAGTGTTAAGTTTGACTTGCTTTTCAACGAGTTTCTTTTTTATCTGTTCATAATCCTGCTCCGTGCAGTCTTTCAAGTGAACGCTGAAATTGAGTGAACCTAAGTCTGCCATGTTAATTATTGTTTTGCGCCTTTTTTGATAGCGTTAATGCCGTTTACCATAAAATCATTGAGGGAAATTCTTTGTCCTTTCATTTCCTGCTCTTTTCTCTTTTCTTCCCACTTCCTTTTTAAATCTTCCATTTCTTTGGCTGTGTGCGTTTTTTGTTCTGCGTCTGCTTTGTCATACACTACAATCGGGGCGTCACACATAAAAAGTTCGTATTGAGCACAGGTCAATACCCAGTCCATATACCAATTAGGGATATTAATCATTCCCCAAAGAAGAATTAACGGTCGTGTCAGTTCCGGATGTTTTTCTCCGTTTGCAAATGCTGCTCCTGCCGAAGTTCTTGAAGGATACGTTCTGCTTCCTTTCTCGTCATCGTCATTATCGTGTCTCTCATTCCGGTCAGTAATGTGAAAGCATTCAAGTATTCCAGTCTCTGAGATTCCACTTTTTTTTTACCTATAAAAAGTATTCCGTACAATTCGTCATCTGTGTATTTTTTCCATAGCATACGCCAATATATCCAATGGAAAAGTCTTATCTTCCACCAATTATTCAGAATAATGAGAGAGGCACATTTGGCAGTAACTTCATCCTCACTTTTGCAGGAATGTAAGACATGGGTTAATTTTCGTATTGTTCCACGGTGCAGCCATTTTATACCGAACTTTTTTCCTCTTATCGTAATATAATCTATGCTGTTCTCCAGCACGTCGTCAAGCGTTTTCTGCTCTGCTGTGGTAGGTTGGTTTATTGTTTTATCGTTCATATTGTGTTATTGTGATGTGTGAAAAAGGAGAAGGCGGCGGCAATAACGCACACCGCCATATTTTTAAATCAAAGAACCGTCCTGGGTAACTTCCACCGCACTGAATTCATTGGCGGTGAATATGCTGACCGTAGCAGTCCTTTTTGCTCCGCTATTCTCGTCGACTTTGACCGTCACCACTTTCCCGCTAACCGAGGTTTTGCACCATGTTTCCGTTGATGAAGCAGAGACAGAGCTTTCCTTGGTTGTTGCGGTAATGGTTTTCCCTGTATTATCTGCCGCGCTGGTAAAAGACAGGGAAGCTGGAGCTACGGTCAGTCGGCTTTTTTTGTCAAGAAAGCGATATTATCTTCGGAAGAGGAGCCGGACGAAGCACCATCTTCAAGTTCAATAGTTCCGCTAAGCGCAAAAGCGAATGGGGTAGTGGACGCATTCTCAAACAAGGGGCGTGCGTAGACGGCCATTCTTTTTACAAGCAGACATTTTTCTCCGTCGTCACTTATAAGCGCAAATCCTACGTTCAGTTTCTTGCTGTTTAGCACAGCAGAGAATCCCTTGAATTGCTGGTTGTTGATAGTCGCTTGCGCAATTTCAGTGGTTTTCCCAAGAAAATATTCTACCAATTCCTTGCTTACACTTGGAACGGTAGCAGCGAAAGTAATATCTCCTGCTGTACTGGTGACAGCCCAATCCGCTTGCAGACCGTGCACCTTTGTACGGTTTAATGTCGGTTCTGCTTGGGACAAGGAAAGGGTATCTACGGTAACGGGCAAATCAAAATCCGGAGTTACCGTGGCAAAATTTGCAATGCCACCCTTTACCAACATAATGGATGAAAGACCGCTAAATACATCTTTCAATTCCTGCTTTGTTTTCATTGCCATAATAAATAGTTTTAATCGTTTTATTTTATGTTTATTTTATCACAAGGTCAGTCCTTATCAATGTTGCACTGAACCCTAATCCGTCATTTCCTTTCAAGGTCAATTGGGGGGTTGAGGCACTTATGAAATTGTCGCTGATAGGGAATAGGGAAAGAATATCTCCTACAATAGTGTCCATTTGTTCCAAGTCTTCCGCACCTCCCTTTTTCTGTCTGACATACACTTCAATGGTGCAATAGGTACGGATATTTCCAAATCCGCTGCCATAGGTCATGGAAGACAACAAGCCGGGCAATGACACCACAATGAAATTATCCATTTGCTTAGGCACAGCAGCGGGACGGTCATTTGTGAACACATTCTCACTTACCGTCTTTGCTGCGTCAAACAATGATTTAAGCGCGTCTTTGTATTTAAAATCCTGTTCGTACCCCATATCATTTCATTGGTTTAAAGGTCATTTTAGCAATGCTTTCTGCGTAATCAAATGTATCTGACAATACATTTAACCCCTTCTTTGACTCCAAGTAGTTAGAATATTCCGTACCTGTACACATCACTAATCCTATGCCGTCACTTGGAGTTTTATATGCTTTGAGGAAATTTACAGAAGTGGTTAAACCGTACTCCCCGTTGGTGTCAACCAAGTTGTATTTTTTTATGGGAATAAACTTACCACTTTCGTAACTTTGGACCATTATCACGCCAATGCCGTCTCCTCTGCTAAGCTTGGGGCGGGTGGGATTTTTTAATCCTTGTGTCACGACGGCGGTAATTATACGAGATAATCCGCCTCTATAATAAATTCCAACAGCTAATGAAGTTAGAGTATTTCCGGTTACATTATGGTACTTGGCTGATACTACTCCGTCTTGCAGAAGTCTGATTCCGATTTCTGTTATTCTATCCAGCAAATATTCATCAATGATATTTCTCATCTTTTTTTTGCCTTCTTCCAAGACTTTAGCATTATCTCCCATTTCCCTAATTCTTAGCCAAATTGAAATACAGCGTTGTTCCCATTTCCGTAGGGTAACAATCCGTTACTACGCATGATTCAAAACTTCCTCCGTAATCGGTAACATCCACAAGGTCTCCCGCAATGATACCCTTCACAAGTCCAGGAATGTCTATTGCATAATCACTCTTTATGACATTACTTTTTGTAAATGTCCTAAGACTTGTGCTTCCGTACTTGTTGCATTTCCCTACATACAATACGGTCTCGTTCCCTTCGTCAAAAGATGTTTCTCCGGAAATACGATACACTTTGCATGTATGCGGAAAACGTGGATTATTTACTTTCATAGCAGATACCTTTTATTCATGTTCATACCCAAGTTGACAATTCTGACAGATGATTTACGGACGTTCTCTCCATACAATGCGTATATGTCATTTGCCATTTGCCGAAGGTTACGTTTGTCATAGGCAGAGCTTTGTGTACCACCCTCCTTGTGCTTCCATACACCGTTGGCATCCTCTACGCTTCCAGTTACGCTCGGTGTACTTGCGCACCACATATAAAGGTCTGCCCGGCACAAGTCTTTCTGGCGTTTTTCCAACGTGCTGACATCCGTCCCCGGTGCAATTCCCCTGTCAATCAGTATGGTGGAAATAGCACTGTCCGTAACTTCAAAACCGACACAACCACGGAGATATTCCTCTATGGTAGTGCCAGTATTTGTATTTTGAGAATCCTTCATGGTTATTTACCTTTAATGTTCAAGTAGTAGAACCAGCGAACCTTATTAGGAACAACCAATCCGGTCACTTCTGATTTGATTACCTGCGTCATGGTTTCATCATTGAATACCTGACGTATCAGAGTGCGGCCGCCGTCATACAATGCCGTACGGGCGCCCGGTGTTTCCATGAAAATAGGACGTCCGCATTGTACATCACCCAGGTCTTCATTTGGAACATACGCCAATACCCCCTCTTCAAAACTTTGCAAATTCTTGTATTGTATAGCTTTGGAAGATTTGTCATATTTTTCCACTACGGATATTGAATCGACAATTCTGATTTCAGCACCGATACGCGCTTCAATGAAAGCTTTGATTGTTTCGTCGGGGACAAGATTGGCAAATGCCAACTGCATGCCTTTATCGGAAATATCCGGGCGTGTCGCAACTGTGTACATTTGGCGGAAATACGGAAGGTTAATCAAATCCTCAAAGGTCGTCTTGGAGCATTCCCAGTGACCAGCAGGCGCAAAATCCTTTTCTTGGGAATCGCGTCTGACTTGCCTCATGACTTTTATCGGGTCTATTGTAGTACCCAAAGCTTCTTCCTGCACCGCTTCGCTTTCCGGCTTCTTATACCAGATAGAATCCTTGATATTCTTTTTAGGCACGCCGAAATCTATAGTCAATGCAATACCAAGCGGGTTGTTAGCTGCGTCAATGATTAGCTTACCTTTGTTGGATACAACCTGATTTCGCTGGTATAGGAATGTATTGTAGTTACCACCAAGTAAGCTGTCCACTCCATTAAACAGAAGCTCCATTATTGTAGACTCAATTTCCGGAGTGGTACCGCCAATGGCATCCATCAGCATCATTTTTTCTCTTAGGATTTTGCGGCTCAGTACAATCTCATGCTTGAAGGTTGGCAATCCACCCATTTGCAGGGACATTCCGTCTGTAGATTTGGTTGCACCATCACTGTCAATATCCACATAGGTAGCCAGCGTGTATGCACGGACTGTTGCTTCTATCTGCTCATATGTGGGATTCAGAGGAATATTAGGATTTAACGGGAAACCCATTTGGGAGAACGTTTGTTCCGCATTGTATTTTTCGGCAAACATGTCATTAATCCATGCTTCCAGCGGTTTATTCCCAGTATATCCCAATGCTGCAAGACCTTTCCCTACAATGTCGTAAAATTCTTTGTTTCTTGTGTACATATTATTCTCCTTTCTTTATTCGTCAGATTCACGCACAAATTCAATCATAGGCAGCTGTGCTTCTACCGATTTGGGAATGCCACCACCGAACACCCTGTCTGCATAAATTCTGCCTGCGCGTACAACTGCGCATGTTGCAAGGATACAGCCTTCAGGGATACATACGTCTTCAAATACAAGGCCGTTGACATCGGTTAGCTTTCCGCCGGCGGGAACTCCTTTGACAGTTTCCTCAATATCTCCCGTTACTCCGGTATTTCCTGGAATAAACATGTATGCGTAAAGTTGGGCAGCGGTTTTTTGCGTGAAAGTCACAGTAGCCCCACTACGTTTTACATCCCATTCTGCAAAAGAAGATTTTGCTCCTTCGATTTTGGTAGCTACCAGTTCTGGGGTACTTTCTGATGCGCTTGTTACGGCAACCGAATAGCTTTTCCCTCCTAACACAATAGACAAATCCCCGTTTCCGGATGCCTTTTTAGTGATAGTAAGCGTCACTACTGCCTTTACACCAGTCACTCCATCTGCTGTAATTACCTCTACCTGTTTGCCTGCTCCATTGAATTTTACCATTGTGCCGGCATGTATAATATCACCAGGCTTTAATCCCATTCCGGCGACATCAATCATACCACCACCCTGATATAATTCTCTTACTCTTGACCAAACAGGAAAATTTCCGCCAAATCCCGACCGGGATTGACTGATAGTGTTGAAAGTTCCTAATTGTCTCATTCTTTGTCTGTTTTAATGTGTTTATTGTTTTCGAGGAAGTTTTCCTTGCGCTCTTAGCCGGTCTTTGAATGCTTCACGGCGGCTTTTTGCCTGTTCTTCTCCGGTTTCTGCATACTGGTTGATACTCGGGGAAGCGCCATTTCCGAAAATAGCCTTGTATCTTTTTTCATAATTGCGTTTGGCGCAACTGACAATTTCTTCCACTTCCATATTTTGGGTGATTTTCACGTCAGATATGGCGATATTCAGGATTTCATCGTTACAGATATTTTTGCCCCCGTTTTCAATTTGAGATTTCAACAAGTCCATAGACTGGACTTTTAAGTCATGGATTGACGCGGCGTTTTTCTCCGCCTCCCTCTCTTCCTTCAAAAGCAAAATCTCATTTTCCATTTCCTTTAGCTTGTCGGCAAGGACGTTATCTCCTGCTCCTTCTCCTGAGTCAGGAGAACTCTGTTGAGGTTTGTAGTTTTTCTTAAAACTCTCAACTTGTGTTGCGACATCGTGATTGTACTGCCCTTGCATTCCTTGAAGAAAAGATGTCGCCTTGCTATAATAAGCGTCATCAGGCTCCATCCCTTCTGCTACCGGATTCAATTCTATGTACTTCATTAATGTCTGTGACGAAAGACTGGTTTGTCCTAATCTAGTCGTCAGTTCGGATAAGATTTGTTCTTTCTCCATCGTGTTTATTTAGTTTGTGTTATAAAAAAAAGAGCCTATCAGTGCTTTGTGCACTAATAAGCTCTTAGGCTTGCATATGTAAAATTGCTATTCTTCTATTCTGACGCTGATAAAATTACGACATCTTCGGCATACAGTCCTAAACAATACGCTACCGTGTATTATTTTTACATCGGTCAACTTTTGCCCGCACACCGGACATGTTACAAAATTCCCTTTTTCACTGGTCTGTTTTTCATCCAGCTTAGCGTCTATCTTTATCATATCACATGATTTAGTATTGCAAATATATAGTATATTTTCTAAAATACAATGCTTTATGTGTATTTTTATATGAGAAATATTAGAAAATTTATAATAAATCGTATATTTGCATTATATATAACTCATAGAGCTGTGATTCAAGCCGGAGTGTGCGGATTTATACTGCATACGCCGGCTTATTTTTTTTTATGGAACACGACAAGATTGTATATACGAAAAAGGGAGAGGGTGTATTCAGTTATGAATACATAGACAGGTTGCGTAATTTGAAAAATGATTTCAATGTTATAGCTCAATCCGGAGGGCAGGAGAACTCATTAGCTTCCGATGCCGACATTGTTATTATGGGAGGAAATCGTGGCGGTTCAAAAACATTTACTTTATTAATGGAATCCTTGCCAGACATTAAAAATCCACGTTTTAATGCCGTTCTTCTGCGTAACGAGAAAGATGACCTTAGAGATATGATTAACACGTCGTATCTTATTTACTCCCAATTTGGAACTTATAACCGTTCTATATCGGATATGACTTGGAATTTTGGAGAAAACGCGGGAAAACTGTGGTTTTCTTATTTTGCTGATAATTTTGAGGATTTCAAGAAACGCTTTCAAGGTAAACAGTTCTGTTATATCGGTATAGACGAAATAACCCATTGTTCTTATGACAAGTTTAAATACCTTATCACTTGCAACCGTAACGCTTATGGTATTAAAAACCGTTTTTGGGGTACTTGTAATCCGGATCCGGATAGCTGGGTGCGCGTTTTTATAGATTGGTGGATAGGAGAGGATGGGAATCCTATGCCAGAACGCGATGGAAAGAAAAGATATTGTTTTATGGATGGAGATTCTCCCAATAATATATTTTGGGGAGACACGCCAGAAGAGGTATATGAACAATGTAAATCCATCATAGACCCTCTTTGGAATGATGCTTACAAAAAATTGGGATTTAATAAGAAAACAATGTTTGTCAAGTCAGTCGTCTTTATACGGGCACGTTTGGAGGATAATATCAAATTGATTGAGGCTGACTCAAATTATGCGGCTAATCTTGCCCAGCAGGATGAAGAATCCCGCGCTCGCGACCTCGAAGGAAATTGGAATTTTAAAGCGGCTGGAGACGATATTCTTAAAATCGAACACATGGAGCGTTTCTTCAACAACTCCGCCCAATATGGAGATAATAAGCGCAGGGTATCATGTGATATTGCGTATGAAGGCGGAGACAATCTTGTTCTATGGTTTTGGATTGGGAACCATATCGAGGACGTATATGTAAGCCGGGATAACTCCAAGCGGACGGAAGAGTGCGTCGCATATAAGTTGCGTGAATGGGGAGTCCTGGAGAAAGACTTTGTTTTTGACTTGAATGGACCTGGACAGGATTTTAAGGGCAAATTCCCAGACGCGGTCAAGTTTAATAATATGGCAGCTCCAATTCCGATGGCAAAGGCTGATGAAAAGTCAATCAAATATATTTATTCTTCCTTGAAATCACAATGCGCTGATATGCTCGTTAAGAAGATTAAGAATGATGAAATTTCGATTAACCCCGATTTGTTGTCGCGTAAGTTTTCAGGAAACGGATATTCAGATATGACACTTTATAATATCCTGATGAAAGAACGCAAAGCCATCCGGGATGCAGACACAGATAAAGGCTTCTCTTTAATTAAAAAGGAAGTGATGAAAAAGTACGTCGGCCATTCTCCCGACTTTATAGAGGCTATGATTTACAGACAGATTTTTGATATAAGAAAACAACACACTAAACCAAAAGGATTATGGAGAATATAAGTACACGACAGATTATGGTACGCCGTCCGTTTCGGAGAATATTGCCGAACGGATACAAACAAGCAGCTGGGGTTATATCTGGCAGCTTGTCCGTTAATGAGCCTTTAGACAATCCGACATATCAGATAATAACTCAAATGGATTTTTTGAGGGAATTTGAGCCGTCCGGACATGCTATAAATGACCCATTGGTATATCCGGACAGATTAAGACAAGACCCTGAAACAAAAGAGTGGTTTAGAGAGTCCGTTATCAGATGTGCTTTTGCGTTTCAGAGGATTATAACAATCAAACACCTGGTTCATCTTTGTGGAAACGACATTCAATTTGAGTTGGAAGGGGATACCGAAAATGAAAAAGTAAAGGATACATTTTTTAAGTTTCGAACCGGATGGGCTGTAAAGGACATGGAGATAGCATGGTATGAAGCGGCAAAATCCGTAAAGATAACAGGGGACACAGCATTTGTAGGTTATCTCCGAAAAGGAATTTTCTATTGGAAAGTCCTTTCTTTTGAGAAAGGAGATACGTTATATCCCCATTTCGATAATGTTACAGGAAAACTTACATTGTTTGCCCGTTCCTATTCCGATTTTGACAATAATGGAAATACAGTTACAGACTGGCTTGAAGTTTGGGATGAGAAATATCTCCGTCGCTTTAGAAAAGGGAAAGGGGCGTACAGCAAAATAAAGCAAGTGATAAAGAACTTGTTTGGATTAAGCGGATACGAACTTGTATCTTCTCAGGAACATGGCTTTACATTTATCCCTGTGGCTTATCACAGAAATGAAGCCGGCGCTTGTTGGTCTCCTTCACAAGACAGCATAGAGCAATATGAACTTGCTTTCTCGCAATTGTCACAAAACAATACAGCTTACGCTTTCCCGATTATGTATTTCAAAGGCGAGGGAGATAGTATTAATATAGAGGGCGGGATTGATGGCACTATAAAGTGTATATCAATGGGACCGGATGATGAAGCCGGTTATCTTAACAAGCAAGATGTTTCCACTGCCTTTACCAAGCAGCTTGATACTTTATACAAGTTAATTTATGAGCAGTCTTTTGCGGTAATTCCACCGGAAGTAAGAAGCGGAGACCTTCCAGGTGTAGCCATAAAGCTGCTTTATTCTCCTGCTTTTGAAAATGCCATGAAGGATGCCCAAGAATATAACCATCTCATTGACGATATGGTAAAGATATTCACTTATGGCTATGGGGTGGAAACTGAAAATCTTATCGACTTGCAAAATTTGAATGTATATGCTTGGATAAAGCCGTATATACATCTAAATGAATCTGAACTTGTACAAAATCTTGCAGTTGCTGTTCAAAACGGGTTCTTGTCCCGACAGACCGCAAATGAGCAAATTCAGATGTACAGCAATCCTCGTGACTGGGATAGGATTATGAAAGAAAAGAAAGAAGAACAGCAGGCTGATATTCTTTATGAATTGAAATCCCAGCAGGTATTCGCCACAGATAATGAAGTTGGACATAATCCGGCAGGAGACGACAAGCTATGAAGCAACCTACAAAAAAACAGATACAGGATGCCAAGGATTTCATAAAATTACGTTTGCAGGCTGAAATATCTATGCAAAGTCATTTGGAGGAGCTTCTTGTACAAGTGGCAAAAGAGATTATAGATATATCATTTAAGTATGATATTCAGCCTGCAATGTTCCGGTTCTCTGCAAATGAGAATTTAAAGCGGGACGTAAGCGAAGTACTCCGTAAGTTGCGTGAGTTAATTTACGATTACACGGAAACTCTTTCTGTATATGACAGAAAGGAGGAAAGAGATGCAATTGTAGATTTTATAAACAGGGAAGACCACGGGAAGACATTATCAGAGCGTATCAGCATTTATTGCAACCGATTTCTGTATGAAGTGGAAGCTGCCATTGCAGCCGGTCTGATAGCCGGAATCGGAAAAGATAAAATAAAGGGTAGTGTAAAGTCTTATCTTAATTCACCTTATACCAATCCTTATTTTAAGCGGGCGGCCTATAATGGCGGGGCTGCTGCCACGCGTATTAAAACAGATGGTGTGAGTTATGGGGTAGGGAAGTCTAATTCCGCTTATAACTCGTTAAATACCCTTACCCGCTTCGCCGTAGGTTCTGCATGGATGTTGTTTTGGGGGCTTGAACATAAGGATAAAGGATATACGGGCTTTTATTCGTACCGTGGGAGCAGTTACCCATGCTCTTATTGCGACAGCATGGTTGGCTATCATCCCATATCCGACTATCAGAACCAGTGGCATATAAGATGCTGCTGCTATTTTGTGTTTGTATAATTAAAAATCATAATAATATGTTGAGAGGGAAGGAAGAAAAAATAACATTCAGCAAAGGATTGGGTTCTGAATGCAGAAAAGCGGGAATCAGTATAAAAGAGAAGGCTTTTGCCGACCTTTTAGCGTTAGGATGGAAAGACAAGGACGCCTATCTTATTTCCGGTCTTTACAATCCGGTATATAACCTGGAGATAAACAAGAAGAACATGAATACCCTTTTGTCCGACGATAAAGACTTCATGGACTATTTAACCTCTGCAAGCAGAAAGATTAAACGCAGGCAAAAAGAGAGCGAGAAAGAGGATGATATATCGGTAGATGGTATCAGTGAGGAAGATATTGCTTCCGAGCTATCAAAAGAAAATCAACTTCGTAAACTTATCGCTGCCCGCAAGAAGTACGATGGCAAAGAGGGATGCAAGGAATGGATTGACCTTACTAAAATGATAGCAGACATTACGCAAATCAAAAAGGACGAAATAAAGGAAGAGGACACCACTGTGCATTTCTATCTGCCACTTTCATGCAATAATTGCTCCTTGTATCTTGCCGCTAAAAAGAAAGCCGGGAAGTGATACCCGGCTTAAGAAGTGTATTTCTGTTAGACCAATTCGTGTAAGTATTTACTGCCGCATTTTGCGATAAAATATGTTCTTCCCGAACTCATTTCCCATAGCTAAATTCTTATTCCCAAAGAAACAGCGAACATCGGGGATTTTTTACCTGTCTCCGCATCGGCTGTTTCATACTCCTTGATGGAAGAATCTATATGAATTCCGCCATACTGATATGAGAAGGACAAAAGCATTGATTCTATTTTCCTTTCCAACTTCTCTTTGTCTTTTCTTATCTGATAGCAAAAGTCTCTTTCATTTATCTGCTTACCTTTATCTAACGGTAGTACTGAAGCTATATCGGAGGGATAGTAATATTTTCCGTTTTCTCCTAAATATCTAACATTGTATCCGTTCTTGTCACATAACGCATCCTCTATCGCTTTCAATTTTCCCCCATTTTTAAGAGTTATTAGTATTGGCTCATTCATGATTATCCTCCATTTCCTTTTTCATCTCATACATCTTCCTTTCCTCCTCAATAATTTGGGCGTCCTCCTCGTCGGATATGGGCTTGGCATCCGCACGGTCAAGGGCGCTCCCTATTGCCTTTAATACATCCACCTGCAACTCCGCGTCAATGCAGTTTGCCACATACTGCGTATTGCGTATTATAAGCATCGGCAGATTGTCTACCTTATCTTCTATTGGGGCATTGTCGAGCAGCATGAACATCACGCTCCCTGCCCCATATTCAACGGAGAAATCTCCGCTTACGGTTGATACCTTAATAAAAGGCAAACCGCCTTTCTTGTACTTGACAAAAGTCATGTTCCCGATTTGTGTCTTTCCGAAATCCATAATCCTTATTTTTTTATTTTGTTGTTGTAAAACATATATTCTTCCCCTTTGTGTTGTATGAGTTCCATGCCGAACCTGTCACATATCAAAGCCATACGGCTGCTCGGATTGGGGACGACAATGTCACATCCCTTTTCCTTTAAGGCATTGAGCAGGTGTAAAAAGTTGCCTCTTCTTTCTTCCCGGCTTATTATTAAAGAAACTAATATGGCATTGCCACGTTTCCATAAATAGCCTGAAAACTTGTCCGAAGTAAAACCTATTTCCTTTGCAAAATCGCAGTCAGGCGGAATACAACCTCTTTCAATCTCTTTTTTTGTGATATGCAGTATCGTATCATTCTTCATATTTAATCCTCATTCAGGAAATCTTCGTCCGAATATTCCCAACCTTCAAACAGATTGGTCTTCGCCTCTTCCGCAATATTGGGCACGTGTCTCATAAAGTTGTTCACAATATCTTCGTTGTCACACCACAGCGTATAGACATTGCTGTATCCCTTATCTGCACGTTTTTCCCGTACGTATCCGAGTGAAAGCATGTCAAGACCCAACTTCCTTTGCGAAACCGGGATGACCCCGTTCTTTTTACAGAACCGTTCATAGTTCTTGTATATATCCGAGGATGTCAGCTCTATGGAACCGCTCCCTTCAAATTCTTCCGGCTGGCACTCTTTGTATTTGAAATATTCCGAAATGCTCCCATCCACGAGTTTCCCATCCTTTCCCGTAACGCTCGACCGTATCCGTTCCAGTTTCAAATCAATCTTCCCGCCCAAGTTCTCAGGCATCCGCCAATTGTTCTTTTTAAGTTCGCACAGCCCTTTCACAATCCAAGCCATTATACCGGCATGTTCCGCTTTCATTCTTTCTGCAAGCATGGTGTCTCTCTTTTCCACCGGTATTGTCTTGTCAAAGTTCAGCACCAGGGCGCGGCGCTGCATACTCTCGTCGTCAGGGTCGTCACGGTTCAGAAAATCTTTCGGCTGCCAACGGTAATTGGAGTTGCACAGCATAATAGGAGGTCTCTGCATCATTGTGATATTCCCGCCTATTCCCCGGCAGGCAATCGGCTCTCCGCTGGATATTGCCTTGATGATGCTCATGTCCTTGAAATCACCCCGGTTGCTTTCCGTACAGTACATAAGCCTTTTCCTTGACATAGAGTAGGCGGCACGCAGCTGCTCATCCCCACCTCTTGCAAACTGGCTCATCTTTATGTTTAGTATTTCATCCTCTCCAAACATATCCTTCAGCACCCGGTAAATAACACTTTTACCGTTTGCACCAGTACCTTGCAATATAAGGAAATATTCAAAGCTTATATTTTTCCTATTGACAAGGCAAGCACCGAGGAACATCTGCAATATCCTGCGCTTGTGCTTTTCCGGCAATACGCCATCCAGCTCTTCCGTAGGTATCCAGCTTTCTCCAAGAAAGCTTCTCCAGGTAGGACAATTAAAAATCTCCTTGCGGTCATACTTAAACGGATACATCTTTACGCAGTCAAACTTCGGAGAGTGTGGGTAAGTCTTTAAAGTATTCATGTCAACCACGCAATTAGTAAAGCACATAATGCTAAGGTCGGGTTGCAGCTCATGGTCTCTAATGACATTGATTATCCGGTTCATGTAAGAATACATAATCTTATTAGTTCGGTCACGGGCGGCAACACCCATTTTCTCAAGCCACCTGTCTACGGCATCATAGAGCACATTGTAGTCCATGTACTCGTATATCTTTCCCGTAAAAACATACAACGGAACACGGTAATCGGCAATGTCTTTCGTTACAACACCATACCCCTCCCGGAACAATCCTTCAAGACGCCTGCCGTATCTATCTGTACGTTCGGGATTGCTTGTAACCAAAGATATATCCCTGAATGTAGAGGCGTATTCGTCGCAATGTTGCGACAGCAGACCGAGCACATAATCCTTTAATTCCCTTCTATTCATTGTAAGTCGCTCATTTTGTGTTTAAAAGAACATAACGCATGCTCCTATAGGCGCATTTTATGAAAATAACCTTTTTTCTTTTATCTGTAAAGGCTAAATACATATATCTATGTTCTTTATCTTCATTATGCAAATATACAACTATCTGATTATAAAACAAGTAAATTTTCTAATTAATATGCGTTAAAACATAGAAAATTACCCAATAATCATCCATATAGTGCAAAAATGTAAAAATGCAATGGTTGACTTGTTGTAAAATATCATTACAAATTAGTGGAAAATGAAGAAAATAAAAAATTTTTAGGCGAGGTGACTACGCCGATTTCCTTACAAAAATAAAGGGGTGGGGGGTGGCTCTTTGCAGGGTGTTTGCAATGTATTTTGTTGTATAATAGCGGTTTGCGGTTTGCATTATACATATAATATAAAGTTTGTGTTTATTTACATTGTTGTTGCTCGCCAGTCCTGGACATAAAGTAAAGGCTATCACGGCGCAGCCAAAGACACCCAATCCGGTAAATAAATAAAATCAATGTTACATTATTAATATAGATTATTTCTATTGCATTTAAAGTGTTTATTATGCTTGTTGTGGTATTATATATTTACATATTCTTACGGATGTGTTTTATGTTGTAAGTGTTTGATATATAGTGTATTATGTTATATCTGTTGCATGTTTTATAATATGATTATTTTATGAAAATATTTTGCAATATTCTTTGCTATTTACAAAATAATTCGTATCTTTGTAATGTAAGAAAGAGATGGATATAAGGTCCTGGTTCTTACAGGCGTGTTATTAAGTGTTGGAATAAAAAAGAGAGCCTTAACACGGCAATGTTAAGACCCTCGTAGGTTGGGAATACTTAAAGAAGTACCCCCCCAGACTGGAGGCAAAAGTACTTCTTTAATTTCTCACCTGCAAATATTCTTCCATTTATTTATATACTTGATACAAATACGTTTTTAGTCTTATTGTGTTAGGCTTCTGTTATCGTGTTGTATTGGTTTATGTGTACACGCTATAAGGTTGAATCATTAACAATTTAAACTATAACATTATGAAAGCAATGAATTTCTACACCGCAAACGGTTGGGTTGGTTCGAACTATGACAGCAAATTAAGTACAAAGGAAATCGCCGCAAAGGTCAGGGTTTTTGCAAAGAAGAATTTCCCGGAATTTAAATTCTCTGTACGTTCCGAATGGAGTATGTACACGGATTCAATGTATATTGAGCTAAAAGAAGGCACTTGTATTCCTTTTGTTGAAGGTTCAAGAAGTGCAGAACGTGGCTATATGTCCACGATGAGCACCGTAAAGGGATGGGAAGATGAGTTAACGCCGGAAATGTTCAAAGTGTTGGACGCTGTTACGACTTACGCAAGCTCTTTCCGTTACGATGATAGCGACGGTATGCAGGATTATTACGACACTAATTTTTATTTAAAGATAAAAGTGAGTGATGAATATAAGGTTGTAGAACCGAAAGCAAAGAAAAGCAGCGTTAAGGCTGAAAAGGCTGAGGAAGTCAAAGAAGTGGAAGCCGTGACGGTTGAAGGTCTGGAAATCGTGGACTATTCAGAAAAGGCGGTTGCTGTGTTTGGCGAGACTAAGGCAATCAAAGAGCAGTTAAAGGAACTAGGCGGACGCTTTAACCCTTCTTTAAATTATAACGGAGAAAAGCGTGCCGGCTGGATATTTAGCAAGAAGCAAGCGGACAAGGTGAAAGAGTTGATAACGCCTACAGAGTTGCCGGCGCTTCCTGAAGAAATATATATCCCGGAACTTGCGGAGGAAACGGGACCATTTGAAAATATCCATTTAATTGAGACGGACAACTTTAACGGCGTGCGCTATTACGATATTGAAGGCGCGGGAATCATAACCAGCGCGAAAGTACGTGCAGATATACAGCCGGGCGATGTTTTCAATGTATATACGGATGGAGAACGTAAGTTTCGCGTAACCTATGACGGTGTGAGCGTGAAAAGCAGCTTAAAAAAAGATTTACCTGGTATAATTGAGTTTAACGACAAGATAGAATCGGGCACGCTTAGCGCCTCATCACATTACACCCCGCTTGCGGAGGATATGGAATTTTACGAGAAGAAAGTAAAAGGAAAGCGTTACACCGTAAAGGATAAGCCGTTAACACCTGGATATTATGGCGTATTAGATAATTTGGACAACTGTATAATAGAATGCTATCCGACTAAGGAAGAAGCCGCAAAAGAGGCGGAAATGCTTAACACGCATATAGGCGAAAACGGACGGTTAAGAAGTATTATATAATTAAATATAGGAGGATATAATATGAAGGCTAACGATATTGTTATAAATGAACGCGAATTGCTTAATACAAAAATATATAATCCGGAATTTGATAGTATCAAAAGTATTCCGTGTACAATGGTGTTGCGGTTGATGGATACAGAGGAATACGGGTGCGACTATTGCGGGGCCTTGAATCTGGTTTTAGAACTGTTCCCGGAAATCGACCGGGCGGAGCTTGAAAAAGAGTTAGACCAGTTCGTATGAATGTATGTTAGGTATTATGTTATTGTTATTCGGTGCTGTGTTGTTTATCAGCGGCACCGATATAGAGAGAATAAAGGATTTTATAAATGATGAATCGGATAAATTTTAAGGATATGGATACTACAGCAATAAACGATGCAAAACGGATTATTTCACAAATGAATACGGGCAACGAATGCGATTATATGGAGGCGGGATATTTGTATTACGGAATGGGATTGTACGGGTATTCCAACGATGTGATAAAATCCGGGTGCGAATACACAAAAGGCAAAAATGATTTGTTTTCCCATCTGGTGCCTACAATTGAAAACGTATCGAATTTCATTGCTTACATACATAAGGAGCTAGGAATACTATAACTATAATTATTCCGGCGTGGAGGACAGCAAGCGGAGCGACACCGCCGCCGGGAACTATTTACTAACTTAAAAACAAATATTATGACACAAAAAGAAGCATTAAAGCAATTACAAGCATATTGCACGGCAAATGGTTTTACTCTCAGTCCATCAAGTTTGCCAAAACAGACATACGCTATAATATTAGCGGATGGAGATGCGGGGGAAATAACGACGCGTTACCCAAATGACAAGATAAGCGGATATTATACCGCAAAAGAGTTGCTAATATGGATTGATGGGTATCATAAAGGATTGCAAAGTAAATAATTATCAATATTAAAATAAAAAAATCATGCAAACAATTATAGTAACAGTAAACCAGCAGGGCGAAAAAACAGCCCTGCAAATAGATGACAAGGTAATAGCAACCATTTCAAAGGATAGTTTCAACAAAGGGCGTTATTGTGGTTCTTTCGGAGCTTTTGGCTGCTGCAATAACAGCCGTTACCCTGATGCAGTGGAATTTATATCGGGGTGCATAGAAAATCACTTTGCCGGTTTTGGTTTGAATGTGGTATTTGAATAAATTTATTGCCAAAACGAATTTAATATAAGGAGGAAATAATATGTATTTAGGTTTTATTCTTTGGGCAATTGTCCTGATAGTGATATTATGGAACATCAGCCCGGCGCTGGTTATTACGTCGGCTTTGATAGGAATCGCTATGGCGATAGGGAAAACAAAAGACAATAAATCAGGTGAATAATATGGAGACTTTAAAGGAAGTGTTTTTGAAGAAATACCCGCAATACGGAAAGGTGTTGCGGGTGTATGAAGAGGTTAACGAAGTGGAATGTACATTCGACAGCATAACAAAACCGAGGTTGTACAACTTTGTTCAGGCTCTTAATGAAAGGGTGGCCACCAATAGCGCTAAAACCTATTGCGCTATGCTTAAATCAATTCTTAACCTGTACAGCGATATGTATTCTTTTCCAAAAGGTTTTGAGGCTATATTGACCTTAAAAAAGGACGCTACGCAAAGTACGTGGCTAACGGACGACGAGATAAAAACGTTATTGGCGTATAATCCTATTAATGAAACGGAACGCGCTGTAAAAAACTGCTTTTTGCTCGGTTGCCTTACAGGCGCCAGACATTCGGATTATATAGAATTTACAGAGGACAACATAGTAGACGGAAGACTGATATATGTTTCACGGAAAACCAAGATTAAAGCGGAGATACCGGCGGCTCCTGCTGTGCTCCGGATATTGAAAGAAAACCGGGAATACGGTATCAATGAACGAAAGGTTTCGGATGTAACCTTTAACGACACAATAAGAAGTATATGCCGGCGATGCGGGATAAACAAGCGTATAAAGCTGTACCAGGCGGGCGAATATATAACCGGTGAAAAGTGGGAATTTATTTCTTCGCATTCCGCCCGGAAGTCTTGCGCAACCAACTTATATTTAAGAGGTGCGGACTTGTATTCTATCAGCCGAATGTTAGGGCACTCCAGTGTAACGATGACCGAAACGTATATATGCTGCGGGCTGCGTGAATTATCGGATAAAATAATGGGATATTTCAACGGGTTTAAATAGATTTGCACCTGATTTTATATATACATAAATATTTTATGGCACAAGAAAGTAAATACGCATACGACGAAGATAGTGTAAAGGCTATTGTTCATTGGGCTTTAACGGCTCAATTACCTGCTCAAATAGAGTTGAGCGAGTCGGAGAATATATTCGATGTCAAGAAATACGTACAGGCGAATATACACGATATAAACCAGCATTTCCCCGACCCGTTTTATAACCCGTCAATTGACAGACTGTACAGATTAAAAGAATTTATTGAAGGGCGAGAATGATTTTATAACCCAGTGGGTTGTTGCGCTTGTTTTGGGTTGTTTGGGTTGAATTTAACCCACTGGGTTGTTTGGGTTATAACTTGCTGTCCATCTTTTCAAATTCTTCCTGCACGGACTTATTCAACACCTTCGCGTATATCTGGGTTGTCTTTATATCTGTATGTCCCATCATTTTGGCAAGGTTTTCGATTGATACGCCCATATTCAGAGCCATTACCGCAAAACTGTGTCTTGCCATGTGGGAATGAAGGCTTTGCTTTATCCTTGCAATTTCCTGAACGACTTTCAACCTTAAATTATATTGGTAATTGCTTATTATCGGTAGCTTGAAGTCGTATTTTCTCAATATTTCCATTGCGGGTTTTAGGAGCATAAGAAAGTACTCTTCTTCTGTTTTTATTCTAATATCCCTAATAAAAAATTTGCTTCCTTTCTTGATTACTCCGCAGAAATCGAATTTGGATAAATCTGCATAAGACAGACCGGTGAAGCATTGGAAGACAAATAAGTCCCTAACCTTACTAATGCTTTCTGATGTTATTTCTAAGTTCTGTATTTGCTTTATTTGGTCTATGGTAAGGTATTTTATTCCTTCGCTTTTTCCGCGGTCAAATTTGAGCCTATTATATGGGTTGTCTTTTAACAACTCATATTTAATAGCTTCATTTATATATCTTTTCAAGCGTTTATGATAGCCATGAACGGTTGTCTGTTTATTATATTTCTTATGTAGGAAATCGTCATAATACATTATGTTGGCCGTTGTTATGTCGGAAAAATAAACGATTCTACCAAATTCTTCTAGAGAGTTAATTAATGTGGCATGGGTATTTAAAGTCCCCTTTCTTAAATCTGTTCTTTCGCTTACCCGGCGCTTTATGAAGTCAAGAAAACTCTCTTTCTGCTGTGAATACTTTAGGAAATGCTCCAGCTTTTCAAAGTTAAAGGGCTCCTTATTCTTTATAAGGGAGTTGATAAATTCGTTTATATTCTGTATCTGTGCATCGAGTCTTTCGTTCAGATCTATGGACTGAACTGTATTCTTGACTTTGTTTTTTTCACTCCATTGGTCGGAATATAGCCTAACGCCTGTACTAATCCATTTCCTTTTCCGTTCAAATAATATTTCTATCTGAACGGTTCCTTTTGTTGTCTTGCTTGCTGTGTGTTTCCGGTCAAACACAAATCTTACTGTTGGGTACTTCATAATTTAAAAGATTTGGTATCACACAAGGGTATCACATTTGTTGCACATTTCATGAAATACAATGAAATATAGTGAACTAAAATGAAACAAATATAGAACCGCGTTTGTTCGTATAAATCATTGATAATTACATAATATGCTGATAATAAGAAAAAAGGGGTTACATTTCTGTAATCCCTTGCTGTGATTCGCTTGGGGCTCGAACCCAAGACCCCAACATTAAAAGTGTTGTGCTCTACCTGCT